TTTGAAGTGAAAAATTCTAAATTTTTCTTATAAAAAATGTTTATATTACTTTTCAGCATATTTTTAGTGTGCTTCAATTTAGAGTCATCTGTTTCAGAATAATTTGCCAAAAGTTGCAAATCTTTGAATTGTTTATAATAATTTTGAAGTGCTTCAAGTATTTTTATTTCTTCAAGCAAATCTATATCCATAATTGTTACGGGACTAAAAGTTGCTTTTAAATGAGGCCCCAATTCTTCTGTAATTTCATTTAAAAGTATTTTTGGATTTGAAGAATCTGTTATTTGAACCTTTGCTATAGATTGATATTTCAAATGACCTTTAACCACATCTAAATCTTTTGAAGTCCTAAATGATATAAAATGCTTCCCATCATACCAACTGTCAAAAACCACAGGAATAACCCCATGTGTGAAAGCATAATCTAGAAAATGTGTAGTTCTTTTTAAAATATCTTTATTCTTTTCCGTTTGTTTAAACAATTTTTTATATTTATTTTTGACCTTTATTTTAAAATCATAAATTAAATCTAATAGTTTCATTTTTATTCCTCATTTGCTAATTCTTTATTTTGAATACATCTATAAAATTCATTATCAATAAAATCTTTTAATTCAAAAACTTTTTTGTTTTTAGTGTTTCTGATTTTATTTCCTTCAACTCTATAAATTTCATTATCAATAATACAAGCATCACTATCAAAAATTATATTTCCGTTTTTATCTTTGAAACTTGTAGGTATTAAAATTTTATCAATTTTATCTCCTTCTAAAATTTCATCTGGACATTCTTCGCAACTGTATGTAGTATGATATTCTTCCCACTCAAAAATCATTTTGTTTTTAATATCAATAATACCATCATAGATGAAAAATCCTTTTTTATGATATTCATTAAAATTAAAAATTACAAATTCTCCGAATTTTAGTTCTTTAACATTAAAATCTTTCACTAAAATAAAATTATCATCAAAAATTGAAGTAGGTTTAAAATCCCATCTATCAAATTTCTTAAAAATCTCATTTTTTGCCAATAATGTTTTTTCAACCTTATCTAATTCTAAAAGATTTGTTTTTAAAGAATTATTAACATAATGATATTTACCTAAATAATTATCTTTTACTTCAAAAAATGATAATGTTTTTCCTCTATAATTTATATATTTCATGTGAATCCTTTTTGTTTTTATATTATAATTATAACAAAAAAGAAATTAAAAGTCAAGTGTTTTCATAATTTTATAAAAGAATAAAATCAAGAAAAAGAATTATAATAATTCTGTAATTTCTTGATATAAGTTTTCAATATCATTAGATGATAATGAAGTATATTTTGTGAATGAATTTCCTTCTGTGTCATCAAAAACAACAGGACAATTAACAATAGGTATAATTGATTTACCTGAATAACTTACTGCTTCTTGAACTTTTGCTCCATTACCGATAACAAGATTAACATTTTCACCTATTCTGTAAAATTTTTTAGGATTAAACTCTTTAACTGCTTTTTTATATTCTCTTTTTAAAGCACTTACTATTTTTTTCATTTTACTTGTAGCATCTGAAACATCAAAAAGAATATAAACTTCATCATACATCTTTACGGCACCAAATACATATCTATCACACCAGCAATTTACAGCATAAACTTCATATCCAGAACTTGTAGTTTCATCAACTACTTCTCCGCCTTCTCCTGCTTCATCAAGTTTTGAGATAACTTTATCTGCCACACCATCTATTACTTTTTTAACTGCTTCAAATGCTGCATCAGCATCTTGTTTTTCTAAAACTACACTTGAAACCTTGAATGCTTCATTTATGTTTTCTAAAATATCTTTTAACATTTTTGTCCCCTTACTTTTTTGATTTTATTTCTTTTAAAACTGCTTTAAGACTGCTTTCATTATAAGGAATTTCTCCGAAAATATATTGTAAGTCATTGAAGTGTTCTACCTCATCCCCCATCATATCTTCAAAAAATTCTTCTAACTCAACTGCTTTATTTTCTTTTGCAAGTAAAACCATTTCTTTATAATCTTTTCTTGCTTGTTCTTCTAACCCTTGAATGAATTTAACACATTCAACTAAATCTTTAGGTGTGTATTTAGTTACACCTGTGTCAAAATCAACCAATTCTAAATCATTCAAAAACCCGTGATTGCCAGCATAAGCAACCAATTCAGTAAAATGTTTATATTCCTCACTTGAATGTTCTAATAATTCTTTTACAACATTCGCAACATCTTTACCTTTAAGTTTATTAGCAATAACAACATAACCTGCTGCTGCACTAATTTCATCTCTGATAAATTTATTGAATTTTTCAATTAAAAATTCTTTATCCATAATTGTCCTTTATTTTTTACATTTCAGATTATAAAATATATCGTTATGTGTAATACCTAATTTTTTGTATAATATATTATCTTCTTCCATAACATAATTAGAACATTTTGGTATTTTTTCATAACTTTTTATTTTAAGTGAATTTATATGTCTGTCATAGTATTTAACATAAAATTCATCTTTATAACTTGTAACCTCACAAGGAATTTCTGTTTTAACACTTTTTACTGTATCTAAATTAAAATTTAAGTATAAAGAACTTATTACAATAAACACCATTGAAAATCTTGTTATTCTGCTAAGGTCTTCAGAAAATAAAACTATTGATGCCACTAATAAAATTATAGAAAGTGTAATCCCTAAAACAATATCAGACACAAAAATTGCAAAAAACCAAACTATTATAAAAAATGTTAAAAGTCCTTTTTCAGAATCTGTCATTCTTTTCTGCTCGTCATTGAAAAAATAATTTTTTATTTTTTCTAATTTAATTTTTAATTTATTTTTCATTTTGATATTCTCCTTCCCATTTTGGTATATCACTTATTTTTATTTTTTTGAATTTTTTATTCTTTTTAATTGCTAATAATGCTTTGTGTCTTGCTGAAAAGTCATCTTTTCTTCCTTCTTCATCTAATTTTGCTAAATTTTGTGAAAATGTTATATAAAAGTATGGGTCAAATCCATATCCTCTTATTTTTCCATCAACTTTATATGGGTTTCCAATTGTTCCTTCATATGTTCCTCTATATAAAGTGATATATTCTCCGTCATTATAAGCAAAAGTAACAACCCATTTTGCTCTCTTTCCTAGGTATTTGGGTAAATTGTCAATCATCCATTTAATTTCAACCAATTCTTCCCATTTTCTTTTATTTTTAATTTCAAGAATTGTGTCTTCAATTACAAATCCTTTTCCTGCTTCAAGTGCTTTATATATTGCTACTTCTTCACTTGTTCCTTTTACTTCTCTTAAATCTTTACCTTTTATAATTTTTGCTTCAGGCAAAACTCTTTTTATTTCTTTAATTTTAAATTCATTTGAAGTTGTAAAAATCATGTGTATCCTTTTTGTTTAATTTTCTAGATATTATATAATTGAAAATTACTGTTAACCTGAGTATCATCTATAACAATTTGCCCGTATTTTTCAACTTCAAAAATATATTTAATCGTGCTAACACTTGTTCTCGAAGTTGCTGAAATATACTCATCATAGATTTTTTCCATTTTAGTGATTTTTAAACCGTTTTCATACACTTCTTCTAAATTATGGTAAAATACACTTGACAATTCTTCTTCTAATTTTGGAACTATTGTTATAGGAACCTCAACTTCAATCTTAAAAAATGGATATAAAATACCCTCATCAATACTTCTTTTATATTCTTTATAAAATTTTTCGTAATCTTTGAATTGAGTTTTTGAAATTACTTTCTCAATTCTGTTTTTAACTCTTTTACTATCTCTATTATCATAATATAAATTTTCATCTGCTTCTGCTATAAGTGAAAACAAGTCGTATGAAACATACCCTCCTAAAAAACTCATAACCATTTGTTTAGTAATTTTATTGTATTCAATTTCTTTTAATGTTTTAAATTTCATGTGAATCCTTTTTGTTTCTTTTTATAATTATAACAAAAAAGGAGGAAGAAGTCAAGTGTTTTTAAAATTTTTATATTAAAATAAAGAATTTTTTTCTTGATTTAAATTTGTATAATTATAATTTTTATGAGCATAAATCTTTTCTTGAACTATTTTTCTGCTTATATCATTTTTTCCTTTCTGATATATTATTTCATAATCTTTATGCTCAAGATTGTATTCCGAGATGATACATTTATTTTTTGAAATAAAGTCATTAAAAAGATTAAAATTAAAATCGGAATTGTATCCACTTGTATTTTGATATGGAGGGTCCAAATAAATTATTGAGTTTTTTTCAAAATTTTTAAAATCAAGATAACTTTTATTATGGAATTCTATTTTTTTATTTTTTATATGTGGTAAAGTTTTTGCTAATAAATTTATGTTATTGATATGAGCAACTAAATTTCTTCTTGGTGGCATAAAAGGTTTTAATACTTCATAAAGTTTTAATTTTTTCTTTTGCACTTCATTATCATTTTTTGGCATCCCCATTTCTATAATTTCATTTAGATTGACATCCCCGTAAAACTTTTTAATATTCTCAATATGTTTCTCGTCATTATGAATTATAACATAATGAAGACTTCTTTTAATGTCTTCAATTTCTTTACTATAAATATATCCACTCCCGTCATTTCCAAAACTGTAACATCTTTCAAAAAATATCTTATCTATTTTATCTTTAGGTTTATCATTTCTTCCATAAAAAGGTTTATAGAATCTCTCAAAAAATTCTTCTTCACTTGTATTTTTTAAAAACATTACAAAATCAAATAAATTTTTATCTAATTCATTATAAATAACTTTTTTAACATTTGGGTTTTGAGCAATTGAAAAAGATACACTACCTCCTCCTCCAAATAAATCATAAAGGATAATATCTTTAGGTTGAACCTTTTCAAAAATTTCATTTAAGTTTTTTATAAGTTTTCTTTTGCTTCCTTTATATGGTATTCCTACTGCTTTAATTTTCATTTACAATCCTATAAACTTTTTTATTATAATGTATTTCATTCTTAACACATTTGCCGTTCGTTGTATTATATTCACAACACTTGACTTTGAACTTGTCAGGTAAAGCAAGTGATATTAAACCATAAAAAGCAAGTGTAAGAATAAAAACCAATAAAACATTTAAAATAAAATTTACCTGTTTATCATATCTACTTTGGAACATTTTAATCCTCGCAGTAACTTATTGATATTACAAAATCTTCAACTTCAAAATAATGATAACCATATTCTTTGCTATATTTTTTAAAATCCAAATCATTAGATATAATTATTTCATTGTTATCTACTTTAATGATAATTTTTGTTAAGTCATCGTCAATTTCAATATCTTGAATATAATCATCTTTAATGTCTGGATATAAAGGTTTATCATTTAATGTATAAAAATTTACATAGCAATTTTGCTTTAATAATTTATACATTTTATTCATCCATTTTTCTTTAAATGGATTATTTAAGTTATGTAATGCTTTTTTATACTCTTCTTTTGCTTGCAAATATTTTTTATACTCAACTTCTTTTTCTTTTAATTCATTTTTTAATAATTCTAATTTACTCATTTTAATCCTTTAATTTTATACTATTTATTCTTTCTACAATAAAATCAATAATTGTATTTTTATATTTTTTGATAACAATTATATCAAGTAAAAAATAAATTGCTAAAATAATACCTACAGGAAAAAGAGCAGCAAACAAAAAAGCAGTAACCAATACCACCAAAAGAGTATCAGAATTAAAATCTGACGGATAATCATTTAACGATTCTTGATATCTAATATCAACTATTAAAAGAAATGTTAAAACAAAAAACAAAATAAACCATATTATAAAAAACATTTTCTCTCCTTTATTTTTTAGGAGCAAGTTTTCTAAATTCACTTGCTAACTCATTATATCTAAATACTTTTTTAAAAGTTGAAATTATATCATCCCATTCTTTATTGTATTTATAAATCATTTTTATTTTTTTGTAGTCGTCATTTAATTGACTTACAAATTTATCCATTTCAAAATCTTCTTTGTATTTTGCTAAAGCAATTCCAAACTTCAAAATTCTAATACAATGAAATAAAGATTTATAACTTTTTCTCAATTCAATTTCAGAATTGAATTTTGGATATTCTATTGTATATTTCTTTTTTGCTTTTACAAGACTATTATTATATTTTTTTGAAAATGATTTTCTCAATTTTGATAAATCAAATTTAAAATACGAAGGGTTATAATTCACTATTCCGTCTGAAAAATATAATGCCATTGCCATCTCTTCGTGTTCCCATAATAGTTCTTCAAATGTTCTTTTACTTATAACAATAACATCTTTTTTATAAGTGTTACCATTATAAACATTTTCAAAAGTATAATTTTCATTTATTTCTTTAAAACTATCTACGATAACTACAAAGTCTATATCCGATTTTTCGTCCATTGTTTTCCATAACAACGAACCCCATTCATAACAACCAACTAATCTATCATAATTATTCTTTTTCAAAAATTCATAAAAATTCATAATAACCTCGCTTTTTTGCTTCATCTCTGATTGCTCTTGCTCCAGATTTTAGCAAAACATCATTATGGTCTATATATTTTTTGTAAAATGTTTTTAATTGAAGTTTCAAAAAATTATCACTCCAATAACTTGGGGGATATTCTATTTTATCATAATTCTTATCTTTCATTTTAATCCCTTAAAAAATTATGAAGTCTTAACATTGGTGGATTATAAAGATTGTCTCTATCATAAGCATCTAATTGAATTAAATCTTTTTCAATGTCTTTAAGTGTTAAAGGATGTAACGATATGTATCTAACTTCACTTTGCCAAGACATACAACTTCTCTCAAAAGTTTTAAAAGAAAATATAAATACTAATTCGTCTCTTTTAATATCCATAAATGCTGTTCTTCCGTCAGGAACTAATTTATCTGTAATAATGAAAATATACTTAAAAAATATAACCTTTTTAATTGTTTTTTTATTTTTAGAATAAATATCATTAAAAAAATCTTCAAAGTCATTTTTTAAAAAAGTAATAAATTCATTTTCATTATCAAAAAACATTCTTATTTCTCTTTTTGTGAAGAGTTTAAATGCATTATTTTTTAAACCTTTTCTTATTCTCTTAGCATAACTTTTTAGGTTGAAATTTTTCTTTTCAATTTCATCTAACACCAAATCAAAAACTACTCTGTCAAATTCCCCGTCAAGCAATTTATAAATCAACCTGTGTGAAGTTGATTGCTTTAATTCTCTTAAACTTATTTTCATGTGAATTCCTTATATTTTTACAAAAATTTTGATGTCATTTTTAAATTTTTCAATAAATGCAGGGCAACATTCCGCATTTGATTTATCACATTCAGAACAATCACAACCTTTACATTTAACTATAAAATCTTTAAAATTATCTTTTTCTTCAAATTTAATTTCTTTAAAATTTTTCATGTGAATCCTTTTTGTTTTATTTCTTACATTATAATTATAACAAAAAAGAAAAAGAAAGTCAAGAACAAAATTCTTTTTTAAGTAATTTCATAAACATTTTTTCTAATTCATTCCAATTTGCTTTTTTAGGTAAATTTTCTTTTGCCACTTCTTGAAGTTTTTCAAAATTTGCGAACTCAACTTCCATTCTTTCTTCTAATTCTTCAAGTGTAAATTCTAAATTTCTGATTTTTTTAAGTTCCTCAGCATTTTCTAATGGGAATTTTAATTCTTTTTTAACAATTAAATCTCTACCTTCTTCTAAAAGTCTAAATAAATGAAGGAAAAATTTAGCATCAAATCCTACTGTTTTCCATTGCTCTGCTCTATGACTTGAAGTGGCGATTTTTTCTTTCATCATTTTGTTTGCTTTTTTGATAAATAAATTTCTCGGAAATGTTAAATTACTTACAACGATTCCATCTTTCTTAAATAAATGTTTAAAAGGTGCGAACTCATTGTGATGTTGAATTTCTCCTACTGTCATAACTCCGTCGTGATTTTCAAGGAATTTTTCAAGTGTTTCTTGTAAAGCAATTAAATCTTTGTAATTTACTGCTTTGTTTTTACCTTTTTTCATTTGACTTTTAGCATATCCCATAAATGAATGAAATACTCTTTGATTGATAAATAACTCGCTGTTATTTTGAAATTCCTCAAATTCAGGTGTATTGAATACAACTGCTTCAGGATTTGTGTGAGAAAATAGCAATTCCACAATGTTTGGATTTACATCCCCTGCTAATTTTAAAAATTTTTTTAACTCATAAACTTTACAATCTAATGCTTCCTTTGTATTTTTACCACTCTCATCTTTCACAACATCTGACAAATCAACTTCTTCAACATTTTTGAAACCTAAGTGAAATTCAGGATTTGCTAAGAATACACCTAAAAAGTCTGTATCTGATTCAGGTGTATTTGTCCCGTATAATTGACTACCACTCTTTGTTAAAAATAATAATCTACCAAAAGGTTTAATTCTTTCTTCAACCATTTCTAAAATTTCTTTGTTTGTTCTCATGTGTTTCCTTTTATTTCTTTTTACATTATAATTATAACTAAAAATTTTTTAGTTGTCAAGTGTATAAATACATTTTCTTAAATTTTCTTTCAAAACTCTTCTTCTACTTCTTTTTGCTTTTTGAATTCTTTTTCTTCTATTTTTTCTTGCTTTATTATTTCTCCATTTATAAATCAAATCATCATTATAAATTTCTATTTTAATCTCAGGTCTCATTATTATCCTTTGGAAATTATTTTTCAAAAGTTTTTAAAAACTCTTCAAATAAAAATGTTCCTTTTAAAGGACTCTCATCTAAAACTAAATGGTGCTTATGTTCTGGAATAACATCGTATTCACTTGCATAATTAAATTCTTCAATTTCACCTACTCTATATGCTTTATCACCTTCATAGCATACATCTTCATTTTCAAAAATACATAAAAATTTATTGTCTCCATTTGGTATTTTTATAAATGAAGCATATTCTCCATATCCTAATGCTGCATTTGATTGTATTATCATTAAATCTTTCATGTGAATCCTTTTTGTTATATTTTATATTATAATTATAACAAAAAAGGAAAAGAAAGTCAATCATTTTATTAACTTCTTTTCCATTTTTTTAATTTTTCAATAAGATAAATAACACTATCAGCAGTGCCCCTATCATTTATGAAAGGTAAAGTTCTTAGCAAAATGTCTATAACTTCATTACTTTCCATTTCAAAAATTTCAGAAAGTAATCTCTCTTTAAGATTGTATTTTATATTAAGTTTTGCTAATGAAGTGTAATCTATTGAAATTTCAGGATTATTCGCGATAGACATTTGAAGAGTTTCGGACTTCATTTTCCCTTCAATAATTTTAATTCCGTTGTAACCTATCTTTTCTGTAAATTCAATTTTCATTTTTTCTTCTTTGAATTTCATTAGCAATCATAACTTGAAGTCTAAACAAAACTTCATCTGGCATATTTTCAATTACCTTTTTATCTATATCTTCATAAATACCCACTAATGTTTTTGAAACCAAATCCATACCTTGAAGATGAGGTGTAGTTATTGCAAATGCTGTTTCGTTACCAATTTTAATTGTTTCAAATCCATAATTTATTTTTAAATCTTTCAATCTTTTCTCCTTATTAAATGACGATATTTTTCTTTTAATCTACTAAAATCTTTCTCTTGCTTTAATACAGGAATTTTTAATCCTCTTTTTTTGAACTCGCTAAATGCTTGGCATTCAAGAGCAGATATTGAATGCAAGATATATTTTGACTTGATATAATTCAATCTACATCCGCCATCTTTTAAAGATTGTTTGACTCTCAACCAAATATGCTTGAAAAGAAATATCATTTCATATCTTTTATAAATATCTTCTTCTGCTATTATTTTATCTCTAAAATCTTTTAAATCCATTTTTAAATCTAATAAAACTCCGTAATTCATTTTAAGTCCTTTAATTTATAATAATGTATCTTTTTGGACTTTTTAATCCCATTTTATACAATACTTTTATATATTCATTTAAGTATTTTATAATTTTATTAGCAATATTTGAAGTCATTTGGTCTAATCTAACATTTACATTGCTTTTCTTAGGACAAATAGTATCTATTGTCATAGAATGGATGTTATATTTTTTCATAATATCATTTCTGATATTTTCTTTAAAAAGAACTTCATCAAAAACTTTTTTAACTTTTTTAGGTTCTACTATTTTTACACCTTTACCTTGCATAAGCAATTTTAAGATTAAGTTTTCAATATAATACCCATTTATTTTAAACGGAAAAGTTTCAGCATAATTCTTTGCTTTAATTCTTATTCCAGATTTTTTAAGTGAAACTATCACAAAATTATTACCTATATTTTTTAATCCTACAGCAAATGTTTTGTCGTTGTTATCAATTATATTAAACATTTCATCAGAAAATTGTTCTTTAAATAATTGAAATTTTAATTTTTTAGTATTCATTTTTTCTCTCCTATCTTATTTCTAACCAATCGTGCAACCACATAGCAAATAAATAGGTTGCGATTAACACCCATAAAAGTTGTATATAGCACATAAAAATCCTTTAACCAGCATTGAAACTTGCGACGATTTGACCTAACTCTACATCTTCAAGTGCTATCCCTATTTTTGATATTTTACTATCCAAATAATCCTTACCCATATCTTTTTCAATAAAATCTTTGACTTCATCTTCATTATAAGCACAATAAACAGCGCTATCGTATGTATCATAACCTGTAATCGTAGTCTCAACTAAAAATAATGATTTTATCAAATCACTTTCTTCAAAATTTTTAACTCTTTCATCTAAAAATTTGTCAATATCAGCATAAAATTCGGCAATATATTTATAATCAAGAGTCAATTCAACTACTTCTTCCTTATTGAGTTTTTTATCAGATAATAATTTATATTCATTATCATCTATTTCATATTTATAGAAGTATTTCATAATTCCTCCTTTAATATGAAATTTTTTCAATTTCATAAATATCTAATCCGAATGTTTCACTAAATGCTACTCTTATTTCATCTTCAATATCTTTTTTAGAAATAAAAGTCATTGTTATTGAAGGCATTGCTCCGTTATAAGCATCAAAATAACATTCATATCCTTCAACATAAGATATTAAAACTCCTTGAACCATCATAAGTTCTTTAAATTTTTTTTCTAATTGATATAAGTTATAATTATCTTCCATTCCTTCGATATTTTCGCTCCATACTCTATATTTCATGTGAATCCTTTCTACTTTATTTCTTTTTACATTATAATTATAACAAAAAAGGAAACAGAAGTCAAGTGTTTTGACTTATCTCTTTAAATTTTTTATAGAATTCATCTTCACTTCTGACAAATTTCAAGTTGCCATCCGTATAAATAACAGCATCCACCCACTTGTCATTCACTTGTATTTTACACTTATCTAATAATGTATAAATTTTATTATTACGATAATGCTTGTATTTCATTATTCACCTTCTAAAAATTTTGATATCTGATATTCAATAAGTTTTTTTGTGAAGTCATTAAGTATTTCTTCAATATCAACATCTATCTCATCATTAACATTCTTATTAAGATTTGTCAATTCATCTAAATTTCTTTTAAACTTATCTTTCAAATCTTCAATGTTTTCATCAGTCGCAACACCATTTTCTAACTTTCTTTCAATGTCTAAAATTTTATTAAATTCTTTTTTCATTTTTTCAATATCAAATGGTATTTTAACGACTCTCTTCTTGACTTCTCTATTAAGCATCTCATTGATATATCTTTCAAACATATCTTTATCAGCACCTGGTATTTTTAAACCATTTAAACCTGAATCATAAGGCAAATTCAATTCAATAGGTATTTCAACTTTTGAATTAAGTAACACTTTAATTTCTAGATAAGTGCTTAAACTTCTTATATCTTTATCTATTTTTGAAACTAATTCCATTTTTTTCTCCTTTTAATTTTTATGAAAATATAAATGTGTCAATAGGGAATAACAAAAAAGCACCTATAACCTGAACGATAATCAAGTGAATGTATTCCTGATATTTTGACGGGCAACAATCATATTTTACAAGAAAATACAATGGTGCCATCATTATAAAAGCACTTAAAATCCATCTTAGAAGATAGATAAAAAATGTAACACTAAAATACATACTAAAATAATCCATTTTCTTTCCTTGAAATTTTATTTAATTCTTTTATCAAATCTTTATGAGCATAAATTTTTTCAGTTGCGACACCACCTATATTCCTTTTTATTTTTTCAAAAATCATTTTATAATCTTTATGCTCGAGATTATATTCAGAAACATAACATTTATAGGTTGATAAAAATTCATTTAATTCTTCAAAATTGAATTCAACATTATAACCACTTGTATTTTGATAAGGTGGGTCTAAATAAATAAAAGCATTATCTTCAAAATCCTTGAAATCAAGATAACTTTTATTATGAAATTCTATCTTTTCATTTTTAATAAAAGGTAAAACTTTATATAAAAGGTTCGTATTGTTAGCGTGCTGCAACATACATCTTTTAGATGGTATATAAGGTTCTACTATTCCTTGTAATTTTATTTTTTTGAGTTGAAACTCTTCCATATTTTTAGGAATGCCCATTTCTAAAATATCATACATTTCTGGAATAACTTTTATTTCCTCCTGAAATTTATCAATTATTTTCTTATCATTGTCTCTAATTATTAAATGATAATACTCTTTCATTTTTTCATTATGTTTTCCGTAGATATAACTATCTCCCCCATTTCCAAAACTGTAACATTTTTCAAAAAATATCTTTTCGTATTTATCTTTGAACTCATAATCTCTTCTGAAGAAAGGTTTCATAAATCTTTCATAAAATTCTTCTTGACTTATATTCTTTAAAAACATTATGAAGTCAAACAAATCTTTGTCTAATTCATTATAAATAACTTTTTTAACATTCGGATGCTGTGCAAGTGAAAAAGAAACACTTCCTCCGCCACCGAATAAGTCATAAACAATAACATCCTGTCCAACCAAATCCTTATGATTTTCTAAAACTTTATTTAAGTGTGGTATAAGTTGTCTTTTACTCCCTTTATAAGGGACACCTACTGCTTTAACTTTATATTTTAAATCTTTCATTTTAATCCTTTATACTGCACTTACAAGGAGGAAATAAATAGTGTCTATATCCGTCTGTAAAATAAAAATATCCATCTACAAATTTTGAATTAGATTTATTTATTTCAATATAGTAGTTTCTATCAAAACACTTAAAAGTTTTACCTTTTTGAAAATCATTTAAAATTTTTTTATCTGAATTTGAAAAAATAAGAATAAGCATTGTTATTATTACTAAAAATGCAGCAACAATTGATAAGGTTTCTTTATCCATTTTGAATTCATTTTTCCTATTTAAAAAGTCGTATTTCATCTTATTCCTTCTAATTTGTTATTTATTTCATTTAAAAGTCGTGTTTGTTTTTCCATAACTTCCATTTTTAATTTTTCAATCTGAGCATTCATTTCAATTTTTTGCTTTCTTGTTTTATAGTCAAGGTAAGCACTAAAAAATAAATAAGTGAATAACATTATTATAAAAATATACCCTGTATAACATTTCATAATTTTCCCTTTAATGATTTAATAATTCTCTTCCATATTTTTCTTTAAATAGTCTTTTGATTTCGTCTCTATCTGTAATACCATTTAATTCCATATCTGTCATAAAACATTGCTCTTCTTCACAATTTTGACAAATTTTTACTTGCACTCCATTTTCTTCCCATTCATCATAAATAGGTGAATGATTGCATCCACAAAAAGAACAAGTTTCATAAGTTTCATATTCTTCATTTTCAACTTCATCTTTATAAACTAATTCTCCGTTTTTAAGAGTTACATCATTTTCAAAATATCTTTCATCTAAACCGTGTTCTTCAATAATTTCATTAAAACATTCTTCACACATAAGAGTTATTTCATTGAATTTATATTCATCTAAATTATCTAAAACACTAAACCCTTTAATCGACATCGCATAAACTATTTTACTATTTTTATTCCCACAAAAATCACATTTTTTGTTTTGTGTTTTTAATTCTTTCATGTGAATCCTTTTTGTTTTATTTTACATTATAATTATAACAAAAAAGGAAACAGAAGTCAAGTAAATTTTACTTAAATTTCCAAAATCTTTGTAGAATTGAAGTGATAATTTTGGATTGATTATAAGATATTTTAGGCAAGTTACTTACATTAAACCATTCTAAGCAATAAATTTCTCTATTTGGAAAATATGAATAGTCAATATCTTTATCATTAAAATTGACAAAAAATAATCCTACATCTTTTTTCTTATTTTTCTGTAAAATGAAGTCTTCTAACTCATTTTTATTTAATTTGATATTTATCTCTTCCTCAACTTCACGAATGGCACATTCTTCAATCGTTTCATTATCTTCAATCTTACCTTTAATGAAATCATAAACTTCAAAATGCTTATTCGTTTTTGCAAGTAGAATTTTGACTTCATTATTTTTAAAATCTATTTTATAAGGTATAATTCCATAACTTTTTTCTTTCATAATTGCCCTTTATTTTAAAATGACAACTACTGCTCCGACTATACCTAATAATTGTGGTAATGTTAAAGAACCAATCATAACAGGACCTATAATAAGAGTTATAATAAACCCTATAAAATATCCAAGTCCAAAACCAATCATAACTGAAATTATCGCAATTGTCATAAGTAATAATCCTAATTTTAAAATATCCATTTTATCTCCTTAATTTTTAATTCTTTCTATGCTATCTTTACATTTAATAACACTATATTTGCCACCATCTGAACTGTATCCGCCTACTAAAACTAATGAACCCCCTGCTGAAGATGAACTCTCAATTCTAATTTTTTTAGGTTCAAGATATAAAACTTCAACATTTCCATTTTGATATGCTTTAAAAGTTATTTCATTTATTAAACCATTATAGCACACTTCACCTTTAGCAACAACAGTATTTTCTCCAAAATCTAAATGATTTTCTTGTCTTTCAAAAATAGAAATTTTATTTTTGTTAGCAAATTCATTTAAAAGTCTATTTTCCTGTTTTAATACATCCGGATTTTCGTTTGCTTTATCTGCCCCCATAACAATAAAAAACGGCGATAAAATAGCAAATAAAATAAATAACCCTGTAAGTTCTCCTCTAAATTTTTCCATGTGAATCCTTTTTGTTATATTTGAATTTTTATTTCTTTTTACATTATAATTATAACAAAATAATTTTTAAAAGTCAAGAAGATTTATTTATAATCTTCAATAAATCTTTTAAAATTAAAATTTGTTTTATAATCAGATGAAATATATTTTAAAGAATTTATTTTATACTTTTTAAAAAAATTATCTAATCCTGTTTTTATAATTATATATTGAAAAGACATTTCTTTTCTTGGTGCTGCTTCATCAATTACAATTCTTACAATTTTACCTTTTAGGTTTTGCTTTTTTGTGGGATGAGGAAAATAAACCTCGTCACCTAATTTGAAGTTAGCAAACTCGCCAACCAATCTTTTAGATTGCGACCATTCATAAAACATTTTTTCTCCTTAACTATTTTACTCATCTGAAATAAATGTAATCATTTTTCTTTCTAACATTTCATCTAAGAAATAATCTACAGATTCAATTAAGTCTTTTTTAATTTTATATTTATACCCGTATTTTAAAACTTTATTATGATTAAACAAAATTGTAAATTCAGAATGATTTATCTTCGCAACCACATACTCATCTGTAAAAATTAAACTTATATGCTTTATCTGGTCTTTTTTAAGTTTTAAAACTTCAACCTTTTCTTCTTTAACAAACATTTTTTCAAGTGTGAAATGATTTCTATAAATAAACCCTAAATAGTTATCGTCATAATTCTCGTCCATTAAATGATAAGTAGGAATTGCCCAAATCATAGGAAAAGTCATTTCATCCATATGAATTGTTTTTTCTTCGTTATTAAGGTCAATTATAATACCATTATCACGGAGTTCTTTTAAATTGAACTCCGTGTATCCTTCATCTGTAATCTTTAAAATATGTCTATAACTATATTCTAAATTGTCATAAAGAGTTTTGTATAAATCTTCAAAATTCTCAAAAACAAGTATTGAAGAATGTTTTATAAGTTCTTTGGGCATTGACTTTACTATATCAACTAATTCCCCATCACTATTGAATTTTACAACTTTTTTTGCCATTTTCATTCCTTACCATCTACAACTTTCTTCAAGCAATTCTGCTTTATACTCCATATCCGTTTCATCATTTGTCATTTTTACTTCTTTATTGCTTTTAACCCTTTCAGGTGTTTTTAAAGGTTGTGTAACTTGAAATAATTCAACCCAATCAATAAGTTTGCTTTTATTCCAAACATTTTGACAATAAGCATATAACATCTCAGGATTTGTAATAATTTCATCATCTTGTAAAACAATCAGCATTTGATAAACAAGTTCTTTTAAAAGGTTGAACGACTTCACAACTTTTGGATTGTAGTCTAATCCTATCTTTTTAAGTAAATCTCTTGTATCTTTCGCTCCTAAAAATTCTTGAAGTTTTTTATCTTCAATAATGCTAAATACTTCTTTATAAAGTTTTAAAGTTTCTTCTGTAATTTTTAAGTTTAGTCCAGCAAATACTTTATTTGTTTTTACTGCTAATTCTTCACTTGCTAAAATTAAGTTGTCAATACTTACATCTTCAACTTTTTTACTTCTTAAATTTTTTGCTAAAATAATACTATTGAAATCACTCATTACAAGTCTAAAATCTAAAGCATCGTTTATGAAACCAACGATTGACGGCACAACTTCTGTCTTGATATTGTCAATAACTTTGTGTCTTTTTGGCAATAAACTTAAATTAAAATCTAATGCTGCTAACTGCTCAGGAACATCAAGTTTTGCCACAAGTTTATAAACATTTACAATTTCATTACTTGCAGGTTCTTCTAATTCATTCATTCTTTGCTCTAATAATTCAAGAATTTTCTTACCTATTTTTTCAGCACCTAAACCACTTAACATAGACATCTCAATAAAGTTGATAACATTTTCCACATTTAATTTTGTTTTACCCGTAACTGTCAATTCAACATTTGAAATTTCTTTAGGAAATTCAGGTAATTTCACTTGAATACTTTTTCTATTAAGTTTTTTAATTGCTTCCTGTAATTTAGCAGTGTTTAATTTTTTGAAACCGAATAAAGAACTTAAATCATTTTTATCAAAATATCTTAAATCTGATAAATCAGTAACTTCTTCATTTTGTAAATTTTGGATAATTTCTTTGACTTTTTCTTCTTTAACTTTTATACCAGCACTTTCTAATAATTTTAATAATTCATTTTTCATAATTTCTCCTTGATTTTTAAGTAAATTTATTTTTAAATTAAAATGAAAAGATAACTATATAACTACCAAATACCATTAAAAACAATATAAAATAAAAAATATCCTGAGAAAGATATGATTTATTTTTTATATCATTTTTTAATTCTTTTCTTGAAAATTTTAAAAACTCTTCAAGAAGTGAAAAAGTCAATGCAAAAGCATGCAAAACTAATGGCACGATTATAAAAATTACAATAAGTAAATGGATTATAAAAAATAATAATCCCATTACTCATCCTCACTTCTGAATTCTTCTTCATTGATATACTTATCAAATAATTCTGATTTATAATCTTCAAGTAATTCACTCCAAGTTCTTATTCTGCTTCTTTCAACCACACCACTTGCTGTTTCTTTCATATAAAGTTCTTTTTTACAAAATGTCCCATACTTAAACCATTCAGGACTCTCTCCAAAACTTTTGTCTGTTTTTTCATAAGTCAATGCAATTTGCTCATTTGCTGTTTTACCTTGTAGTTCTTTATGACTACAATATGCTTGAGCAAAACCTGTTTTGGCATTTCTAAAAACATCGTGATTTCTCCACTTGAAATTATCAAAAACTTCTTTAAGTGATTCAACACCATAAACTCTGGCATCAAAAAATGCTTCAAATCTTTTACTTATAAGTGTATCCAGATATTTCAAATCCCATCCGTAATCTTTATAATGAATAGTTTCAATTTCCCAAAAAGCATTAAATTCTTTTGTGGCAAATGCCGACAATAGACTTGCCATTTTTTGAGTTCTACCAGCAAAAGGATGTGTTTGTTTTTCATTTTCAGGTTTTGGAAAATAAAGCGTAATTTCATCAGAACCTGTGAAACCTAGATTGGCATTAAATTTATCTACTAATGCCACCATTGTATTAACCATAACTTTACCTAAAATTTCATCGTAAGGTTTTCTCAATTTTTTAGTGAATTTACTAAATTTATGACCATCAAGTCTAACAATAATGTGATTCCAGGGTGCTATAACTGTTTCAAAACTTTTTTCAATCTGTTTAAATTCATAATTTCTATTTATAATGTTTTCTTTCATTTTCACTCCTTATGCTTTATACAATTCAATCAATTTTTGTAAAAATAATAATCTATGATAACAATACCATTTGCTATTGATATATGCTAATTCACTTCTAATTGCTTCCTCTTCAAACATTTCATCTTTAAAATTAACTTCATATTTATAGTCAATTGTTTTTAATAAATAATCTACTGCTTTTTCATTTTTAACAAGTGCTTTTTTGAACTCATCAAAATTGAAATTATCATTTTCAAAATAAAAATCATTAAACATCTTATATAATAAGTATCTATAATAATCTGTCTTTGGATTTGTAAAACCATAATTCTTTTCTTTAAAATATCGTTTTACAATTTTTTCTCTTAAAAGTTGTAACTCTTTTTTCTTGTTTTTAACTTTTTTCATTTCAATTCCTTCATGTGATTTTAGTGTAACGAATGTCTTAGATGTAATTTATGTGTTCTATGAATTTTTTTATTTTTTTCAACTTTTTCTGTCTTAGTATTCTTGTTTTTATCTTTCTCTTTTTGATAGACAGGATAAAAAATTACACTCATTGCTGAAACTAAAAACAATACTATAATCATATCTTCAAGTTTAAACTCTTGTTTTTTGTTATTTACCATCTTTGTTCCTTTTTGTTTTATTTCTTACATTATAATTATAACAAAAAAGGAAAAAGAAGTCAATAGTTTTTTATTATTTTATATAACTTTTAACTCTTTTGAAGTATAAATCTTTATCATACTTTTTCCATTTTACAAACTCATATCTATCTAAAATACTTTTAAGTCTATCTGGGTCTGATTTTCTCATTGAACTATAAGACCAATTTCTTTTTTCAAGTGTATTTCTTGTATAAATGAAACCATTTTCAAACTTCGCTTCAAGTCCTATAAACATTTCTGGAAATCTTGGATAAAACTCATTAAAATCTTTTATAGTGTTACCTTTTTCATCAAATGCTTTAAATGTAAAATCTCTATTTGTCCTATAACCTTTTTTCTGAGATATAAAACCTTTAACGACTTCACCTTTATCTTTGTCATAAAATTTCACTAATTCAACTTCTCCAGGATTATAAGAACTATCAAACAAAAATTCTGTGTAAAATCTACTTATTTTTTCTTCAGAAATAGATTCATTTAACTCTTTACTAATATCTTTTGCACTTGAAACGATTTTAAAAAATAAATAATCTAAATCATTGTCATAGTTTCCAAATAGTCTAACTTTTTTACCTTTTTTATCCTTTAAAAATCCTAAAAAATAATACTCGGCACCACACTTAAATTGATATTTTCTTCCTCTTTTTTCATAAGTTATATCTTTAAGACTCATTTTACTCTCAACCATAGAACCATATTTTCTAATCCATTTTTCATAATCTTCTTTTGAGTAAAGTTTTCTATCTTGTCCGATTATCCATTCACCTTTAAGTTTTAATCCTTCTATTTCAGCATTATAAGTTCTTAGAAGATATAATAAAGTGAATACATTACAACCACTTATCTTTTGCTTCAATTTTTCACTATAATAAGTTATATCTGAATTTGAGTTATAACTCTCAGGTAAAATTTCCCAATCGTCAGATAAAGCAGGTGTTATCTTTTTCTTTCTACTTGTAAATTCCTTAAAAAGTTTTGGATTTATTTGACAATACATTTTCACTCCTATTTATATAATCTTTTTTCTATCTTTTTACCTAATTTAACTTTTGATTTGTTACCAAAATAGATTAACTCATTCATTTTGTTTGTTAGCATATCGTAATAATTACTTGCTCTTGTAACTTTTAAAATTTCTAATTTATTCATTTTTAAACTCATTAGCACTCCTTAACTATTTTTAGGAAATCCTTTTCAATATCTTCTTGGATGTCTTTAATAACATCTCCATCAATGTAGTCATATAAAGTGCTTGCTAATTTTTCAACTAATTCAACTTTATCTTTGCCAATTTTTTCAACTTCTTTATCATATTCTAATTGATAAATTCTTCTATAATGACTTCTCGCTTCATCATATCTTTTTAAATCATCATTATATCCTGCTTCATCAAATCTTTCATCTACTTTATATAAATCTATAAGTTGCCTTGTTTTGAGGTCATAACCTTTATATTTACTTTTCATAACTTCATTATCTGCTGTTATAAAATTCGGAAAATCACACTTGATAAATGTATGATTTTCTTTTGAAGGTCTCACTCTTTCAAACTCTCCGATTCTGCTCACTACAATCTTATCAATAAAATCTAAAATCATTTTTGCTCCTTTTATATCATCCAACTTGTATTAACAATCTCATCTGTTTTTGAGTTGTCTTTTTTAAACTTTTTTCTATCTTCATCTGTAATTTTCATATCTTTCGGTAACTTGATACCTGCTGATTTTGTTAAAAGTTTTCCTATAAGTTCTAATAATTTCATATTTCCGCCTTAAATTTTAAAACATTTTGTTATTTTTAATGAAGGAACGCCATAGCAATATTCTATAAAACATTCTTTATTATAATGTTCTTTAATTATATTTTTTGCTTTCGTAATCTCTTCTTCAATTTGTTTGTCTGTCATTTTTGTATAAACGGAAAAATTATATTTTTCCTCAAAATACTTTTTGAACTCTTCAATATATTCCTCAGGTGTTTCAGGTAAATTTGTGCTTATATTCATTTTATCCCTTTTATTGTCTTTTATGACTTAAAAGACTTTTGTTAAAAGCATCATAAACATTGAAACCATATTAAACATATAAGTTTCATTACAAAAAGTCGGATTTGTATATTGTCTATAAAGTTTTTCAACTTCACTTTTTCTAATTTTAATGTTCGCAACTCTTTCTGATTGTTCTATTTCAGCATCTCTTAAAAATGTTTTTGAATTTACTTTTTTTAAATTAAGTTTTGTTTCTGAGTTATATAAAAATTTCATGTGATTTCCTTTTATTTTAATTTTGAAATTAAAGTGCTGTTCTAAGCACTTTATTTGTTTTTTTAAGTGTTTCTCTCAATTCTTTAACATCTAAAATAACTTCATTTTCTTTTAGATAGTTGAATAAAACTTCAATAACACTATCAACCATTTTATCATCTCTATAAGATAATTTTTCTTTTAATTTAGGTAACATTGAAGTTGTTACTCTAACAGGTTTATAAGTTGTTATTCTTTTTTCAAATCCATCTGTTCCCCAAGCAATTTCTGATAAGTATTCTACTGCTATATTCAAGTCATAACAATTTTTTTCAACTAATAAGTCAGCGAATGCGACAAAACCTGTCATTCTCGCTCCGATATATTTTAATAACTCTCTGTTATCAACATTATAAGGATTATTTATTAACTCTCTAACTTGCCATTGAGGTCCTTCAAGACCATTTTTGTCATCTAATACAACTTTTCCCATAAGTTGCCAACCTTTGTTTCTGCTATTTTCCCAAAAACCATCACTAAATTGTCCGAATAATTCATAATCTAAAATACTTTTTACTCTTTTGTCGTCAGTATGAATTGTAGTTTTTTGTTTTTCAAATCTTCTCATGTGAATCCTTTTTGTTTTATTTCTTTTTACATTATAATTATAACAATAAAATTTTAAAAAGTCAAGTAAATTCAAAAAATTTTTTAAAATTTACCTGAAATTTAAACTTAAATTAACCTTAAACTTTTATAGACATTTTAAGAAATTTTTAAGTTTAGTTCTGTCTTCAATTGAAATGTTTAGAAAATTTCTAATGTATTCGTCAATGTGTTTTTCAAGTTTTAACAGGTTTTCAATTTCATTAAAATACTTTTTATGCTTTTTGAATAATACTTCAAAATCTTTTTCAACTTTATAAAATGGTCTTTTAATTTTATTTCTTCTTAAATAGTTGATTATTTTGCTTTCAAGTGATGAAATATCTCTATGAAGATAATCTAAAACCTTACAGGTATCAAAATTTTGCTTTTGATATGAAACTTTTACTCTTCTAAGAAGTGTTTTGATAATAAATAACATTTCAAGTGCTTTTATTTTATTTTTAACATCTTTGCTCTTTTCAAGATTTTTTATTTTTTGGATAGAAAGATTATATTCTATCGCTTTTAACTTGCTGAGCAATTTATAATTTACTTTGAAGTCCATCTTTTCTCCTTTAACCCACTGGGTAAGAAATATATTCTTTTTGATTATAATTATACAAAAAAATTCTTTAGAAATCTTTTCTTAAAAACATATCTTATCTGCCTAGATTGATTTTATTTCAATTTTAAACATTTTGATAAAATCTCTAAAAGATTTCTTCTTAAATTCTTCTGTTCCGATAAAACCTTTTTTGAGATAATGATTGAATGTTTCTTTAACCAATAATTTTTTTGCAATTCTTTTTGCTTTATTGAGATTTTTTGCTCTTATTGTAATTGACACATCTTCAACCAAATCATAAAAACGATGAGATTTGTCCCAAGTGATTGTAAAAGTCATTTTTACTTCTTTGGATTTTTAACTATAATGCTAAAATCACAACCTGCGCCACCTAAACCAGCATATTCAATATCAAATGCATGAAAAACTTCATCAAATAATTCATTCATTGCTTTCTCGTCAAGAGTAATTTTTTGAGGTTCTATTTCAATCCATTCATTTTTACCATCCGTTTGGATTTTATTGAATATATGATAATAGTTTAAAAACTTTTGAATTGCTTCAAATCCATTAAATAACCCATAATCTTTTAAGTATAATGTCTCGTGTATAATTGCTTTCATGTGAAATCCTTTTTATTTTTTATAATTCAAAAAGAGTTATTTGTTAAGATAACTCTTTAAATTCAACGATTTTGTTATCTTCAATTATCGCTCTATAAACTCTATTGTGGTCTATTAAAAAAGCAGTATTGTCGTCAGGTCTTACAAAAACTGTTTCTTTTGAAGTCATTCCACTTGATAAAGTATATCCCCTATCGATGTAATTTTTCATCATATCTTTTTTAATGTCCATTTCATTTATATTTTTTGTCATTTTCGTCTCCTTTTTATTTTATATTATAATTATAACAAAAGAAAAAAGATTTGTCAAGAAGTTTTGTAAATTTTTTTGTAGATTTTTAATGATTTATCTGTAGATTTTTATTCCGTAGTAGTGTTTTGAAGTAGTATTTATCTCACTTCCTATAAATTTACCACTTCCAACAGATTGTGGAGTGAAGTGAAAACAAGTTTTAGCAGTTGAACCTTCAAGGAGAAGTCTTGAATTATCACAATAAAGTCTTTCTGAAGCAGACAAAAAAGTAAAAAGAAATAAAATTAAAACCACGATGAATTCCCATTATCTGAATCATCAGAGCCAGAAGTATCTTTTTTTCTTATTAAAATGTATATATTACTTTTTTCTTTTATCATTTTCTTATTTTCAACTGCTTCCAATTGAATTATGAAACCTCTATTTTGTCCTGTGTTACCATCCGATTTTATTTCAATATCAAGTGTCGCACCTGTATCACCTGATTTTATAGTAATGTTTTTATCTAACTTTGTATAGTCAATTCCGTCTTCAGCAGATAAAGAAAATGTTTTACAATTTATAGTAATATCATCTGGCAACTTTTTTGAGATGTTTATGTCTATTGTTATATTTGTATCTTCGTCAGGGGTGTCCGTTTTGACTTGACTTGCAATGATTGAAGAACGGTCAGTAGAAATGAAGTATGAAGTCATCGTGCCTGGTATTTCAAGATTCCCTTTATCATCAAGGTTGAGGGTGGTATAACCATCATACTCAACCCTGTATCCAAACAATAAAGTAAAATGAAGTATAAGATATAAAAATTTCATTTTTACTCCTTTGTCAAATAATGTTCTTTATAGTAATTAACAATTTTTGAAAAAATTGCCATATTAGGTGTATATCTATCATTTTGTAATATAGAACAATTTTTAATAAATTCCTCCATTTTACAATTTGATTTTTCTATACACTTGATATAAGTTATTGCCATTGCTACAGCAGCACTTCTGCTCTCTCCTGCATCACAATGGATTATAAGATTATCTTTTTTTGAAAATTCTATAATTTTTTTAATAGTTATATCATCAATATCATCTTGGAAATATATTTTTATATAACTATTAAATTTTTTATAATCTTCATCTGTAATTAAATCATCGTCTGAAATTGAAATAAGATTATATTTAGATGTATCTTTACCAAAAATAAGTAAAGACATAACTTCAAATTTTGAAATTATTGCTATTATATATTCATTAGATGAAGTATTAAAAAGTTTTAGCATTTTTTATCCTTAGGTTTTATAGTTATTTAACCCTTCCCTATTTTATACTTCTTTTTTTCATTTATACAAATAATCCCATCAATAGGAATATCTATATCAACTTTATAATAAGTATTTTTCCCTTTTAAGTTGTAATCACTTTTGATTTTTATTTGTGGATAAGTGTCATTCTCTATTCCTAATTCTTTTAATAAATTATCAAAAATTACCTTTGCCCCGTCTATTGAATTGTCGTCAATGGTATTATCAGGTTTAGGTGTTCCTGCAAGCATATAATCCATCATAGCATTCATCAATTCTATTGAAACTAAAATTTCTACTTTTTTTATTTTTAGAGCATAATAGCAATTATATTTATGAATTTTTTCATCAATTCTATAATAATTTATATCTCCTGCTCCACACATATTTTTAAAAATATCATATAATCTTCTAATGATATTATGAGGTGTTAAAAGTGTTTTCTCTTTTTTTGCTTTCAAATCATCTTCTTCAACTACTTCTAAAAGTGCATTTATTTCCTCATCTGAAAGGATTCTTTTAGATAAATCTTTTGGTATAGTGTAATCTGTCTCGTCAAAATGCTCATTAAAATAATCTACCATTTTATACCTTTAATTAAGTTTTCTCTAAACTTATATTTTATTTCATCTTTTCTTCTGTGATGTTTATTTTTGCCTTCAAGTTTTTGAACTTTTATCATTCTATTATATTCAATTTTTGATTGCCCTATATTAAGTAACTTCCAAACTTCGTATCTCGTCATTACAGATTTTTTCAAGTTTCTTCTATAACTCCTAAAAGAGTGTAAATCATCAAAAAATGATGATTTAGAAATCCTTAGAACTGATAAATTTCTCCACTCTTTAAAATTCCATTCTAGAAAACTCATTTTATTTCTCGTCATAAATTGAAGTGTCAATCACATCTTCAACTTTTATTTCTTCATCTGTGTGATAGAATTCCCATTCAATTCTTTCATTTTCAAGTAATTCAAAATAAACAGAATTGAAGTCATCTTTGCAGCAATGTATGCTGTTATGTGATAAACCTCTGCTAAAATCGTGATAAACTTTTATTTTATCAATTAAAATATGCTTTTTGATAACTTCAAGGATATTAACACTTGCCTTGGTATCTCCGCTTATTAAAAAGTTACCAAAAAATGAATATAACCCATAACAATTAAAAGGACCGTGATTGACTCCAATAGCAGTCATTCTCAACTCTGTTTCATTCATTGTCTTAAACTCAACCATCTCAACAGGAACATTCTGCCCATTCACATAAATTGAATTAAATTTACCTTTAAAAATATCTTTTAATTCTTCAATAACTTTACTTCCAGAGATTACAATTGTTTTTAAACCTCTAACAAAATATCTGAAATAGATAAGTCTTTCAAGGTCTGAGATGTGGTCTAAATGGGTATGACTTATGAAAATATAATCTATATCTTCATCTTTAACCTTTTGAAAAATGCCGTGCCCGCAATCAAATAAGATAGTTTCACGACCTTCAATTAAAAAAGCACTTGACACTTCACTAAAAGCACCACCATTTCCTAATTTTGTTATTTTAGTTTTCATCATTCTCTTCTTTATAGTTGTATTCTTTAAGATTTACAAAAAGTAGTGTTTTGTCACTGAAATCCACTTGTCCTGCATCAATGTCTTCAATTGTTTTTTCTTTTGTATTTACTTTGCTGATAATACAAAATACCTTTATCCCAAAATTAACTTGTGTCTGAGGTTTTGCTACAATAATTTCATTAACTTCTGGTCTATCTAAAACTATACCTAAATCTTTTAATACCATTTTAACTCCTTTTAAGAAACAAGTTCTAAAAGTAATCCCATCTCTGGGTTTCTTAAATCTAAGATTCTTGTTTCTTCATCTTTCTCAATTTCTTCAAGTTCTAAATCGTTGATATATAAGTAAGAGTTAAGTTGTCTTCTTAACATATCTTCAATTCCTGACGGGTCTCTGTCTGAAACTTGCCCTGCTTTGTTACTTGCTAAGAAATAAAATGTATCATTATCAATAACCCCAATAGTTTCTTCTCTATCTTTAGGTTTAATATATGTCTCGAATATAATTTGACTTTTTTCTAACATTCTATTTTCAGCAACATATTCAGCATCACCTATGAAAAATTTATAATTTAATTCAGGGTGTGTTCCCGTGAATAGGTTTACCTTAACATTATACAGGTTTTTTGTATTGAATTTTAACAATTCAGTTGCTCCATTTGGTCTTGGAGCATCTGTAATATCACCTGAATAAACCACACTATCACTTGCCCAATCTCTATTCCATCCAATTTTAGCAACACTATTTGTAGCACTTAAATCTAAATCCACTCTATTTCTATGCGATTCTTCATCAAGGTCAAGGTTATACCAATGAATACCAACCACAGGATTATTTACGATTTTAACTTTACTTCCAAAAGGAAAATTACCTACGAACTTTTTACCACTCTCAGGAAATGCTACTTTGATATTATCTTCAAGTCCTATTATTTTGATATTGCTTTCTTTTAGTTTTTTATTTAACTTTTTAGAAAGTCTTTTAATAATAACTTTTCTAACCATTTCAAGATATTTATTGCTTACTTTTTTGTCATAAGTGTCTATAAATGTTTTGCCATTTCTCACTTGATATTGGATTAAATCACCTTTATCTGTTAAAAGTCTTGTATTTACTGCTCTATAAAGTTTTAAAATATAACTAATGTCCATATCTTTGATAATTGACTTGATTTCATTTTTTGAAAATTCTTTAGATGTAACCATTAAGTAATCTGCTGTTTTTACAGGTTTATGATGTTTTTTAGACATTCTTGAAATTTTGTTTATAATACTTCTATTATTTGGATTTTTCATCATTACAAAAATTTCTTTATATCTATTGAAAATCTCAGCAAAAGGTTTATATCCATATAATTCAATGTGATTTTTTAGGTCTTCTGTCAAGTCATATCTCGCAACTAACTCTTGGAATGCTCTATTTTTAACAAATGGGATATGATATCTGTTAGCAATCATTCTAAAAAAATCTTCACCTTTTGCAGGAACTTTTGCTATATCTAATACAGAAATTTTTAAGTCTTTATTTCCTATATTCCATTTTTGGATAGTATTATATTTTTCTTTAATACTTCCTTCAAGTTTTTCAGATAAAATTTCAGAAATTTCATATACTAAATCACTATCTAATGCGATATTTTGAGTAATAACTTGGAATAATTTTTCAAAAAATTCATCCTCACTCATCACATCAATTGTTTTAACTTCATATCCATCTAAGAATTCTACTACACTCTCATCAAAATCTGTAGGTCTTGCACCTGTTAAGTAGTGAAAAATTTGATAAAAAATTCTTGTCCCTTCAACTTCACTTCTAATAACTTCATCCCATCTTTTGAAGAATGTTTCTCCTAATTCATTGTTTGAAATGTTATACATTGAAACTACATCAACTGCCGTATTTAAGCATTTGTTACTCATTTCTGAAAAATCAAAATAAACACCTTTAGCAAATAAATCCATAGCATATCTATTTAGTGTTCTTTCTTCTAAGTCATTTGTTCCACTATCTTTAACAACACTATTAAATAATCTCATCGCCACTTTTTGTTTTAATAAGCAATTTTTCATTCATTCTCCTTTTATTTATCATGTGATTTACATTTATAATTATAATAAAAAATTTTGAAAAAGTCAAGGACTTTTTCATTTTTTCTTAAAAAAGTTTATAAGTTTTGAAGGTATTGCTTTAAAAGCATTATTTTTAGGTTTATCTTCAACACTTTTATCTTCACTTACCTCAACTTTTTCTACTTTTTCTTTTGGTATTTCATAAAGTGCAACTTCTTTAATTGAATTTACTTTATTTTTAGTTGATTTGTCATCAAAAAATCTCACATTAAACTTTTTAGTTACTTCATTCCATTCCTTATGAAGTTTTAAAATGTCTATATTTTCGTCTAACTCTTTCCATTTAATGCTTGAAAAAACGAATTTTTGAGGTTCAATTTTTTGGAGTTTTTCTTTAAGATTATTTTTTTCAATATAATCTAATAATACACTTTCCTTGATGATTTTCTTTTTTTCTAACCATCTTGTGAAAATTACTTCCATAATTATCCTTTTTATTTTATTTAAACAATTTTTATGAATAATTATAAATCATATCCAAAAAACCTCAAAAATTCTTATAAATGCTAAGGTCAAAAAAACCTTAGCAGTCAAAAAATTCAACAGTTACTTCTGTTTCACTTTTATATAATTCGCCTCTATAATTTTCATATTGAGTTGAACTGCTAACATAAGCATTTCCTTCTTTTTTGAAAACTTCACTCTCTTCAACCTTAAATTTGCTATCATCAATAAAAAATGTTTCTTTAACAGTTCTTCTTGCAATTGTTTTTAAGTTGTCATCTGGACTTTTTAACTCTGTAATTGATTCAAAACTCGTTTCATTTGTTACAGGATGCTCATATCTTTTTGAAGTTTCAACACTTAAATACTCTTTTTCTAAATTGAAAAATTTCTCTTCTGCTAAGTCAAATCTTTCTCTCATACTTGTAAAAGCATCTATTTCAATATCATCTTTTTCATTTACTTCTTTTTTAACATCTTCTTCTACTTCTGTAATATCTTGTAAGTTGATATCTACTCCAAATATTCTTGAAAAAACATCACTTAAAACATCTAACCCTTCAATTTCATTACTTTTCATTATCATTCTCCTTATTTTCTTCATCCAAACTTTCTTTAAAGTCTGCTTCATTATTGATACCTAAAACTACTTCATCAGGAATCAATACATATTTTTCACTATTAAGGATTATAGGTGTCCCTGCTCCTTTTTGAATAGTGATAATATCATCTTCACAATACTCTAAACCTTTTGCAACTCTAATTATCTTAACATTTTCAGTAAATGAGACAGTTTTTGTAGTTGCCAAAATAATACCTGATTCAGATTTAACTTCATCTTCTTTTTCTGCTTCACGAAGGCAAAGTAACATTTTATTTTTTGGTATAAAATTAGGTTTCATTTATCTCCTTTTTAATTTTTTTATTTATAATTATACTATTTTTAGAAAAGAAAATTAACTAATCTCTTAAAAAATATATTCTATTTCATAAACACTATCATCTTCACCTAATAGTGGTAATTCAAATCCTCTTCCCATATCACTCCAAAGATAAAATAAATTTTTATCTCCTCTTTTTTTGTTTCTTTTTTCTAATTCATCTAATCCAATAAGTGAGACATACATTTTTGTATTAAAATTCTTATTGAAAAATTTTCTTCTGCTTTTTATAGACATATTTGTTCTATCAACCACAAAATCTTTTCTTGCTTTTAGTAATTTCCCTTTTTTAACTTCAAAAAGTTTATCTATCTCTTTATGGTCTTCTTTAGATAACTTTTTCCAAATCTCATTATAATCCGTTTCATTGAATTTATCTTTTCCGTATTCAAGTAAAATATCATCTCTACTTAACACATGAAGTCCGTTGAGATTTTCTTTTATATAAGTTGATTTACCACAACCTGGTAACCCTATAAATAAATGGATTGTAGGTTTATTAGGGTCTTTTTTAGGCATTTCAATCTTTTCTAATTCAACTTTTACATCCCTTCCTTCTTGGTCTTCAAAACATATATTTCCTGCAGTGTCATATTTTCTGAACTCATATAAATTTTTTAAAAGTTTAAGATTATGTTTAAAGTATTGTCTTATTTGTCTTTCACTTTTTTGCCATAATGCTCCGTGATAATTTATAGTATAAAGGATATCTATATCCTCAACACTCAAATAACCTTTATCACCCATTAAGTAATCAATTGCTATTAAAGTTGAAAAATGCTCGTGTCCTGTATATAATACTCTTCCATTTTCATTTATAAATTTTGAAACAGGTTTTCCTAAGTCGTGTAATAAAGCAACTTTTTTCATAAATTCACTTTTTGCTTGACTAAAAACCATACAAGTATGACTCCAAGTGTCATCCTCAAGATGATATGTCTCACTTGGCACAATTGTATTTTTTAAAACATTCATATAATCTTTTTTAACTTTTAAAAATAATTCTTTCATGTGGATCCTTTTTTGTTTATTTTTTATATTATTATAACTTAAAAATTTTTATTTGTCAAGTGAATTAACAATCCATTCACTTGCTTTTATAATACCTTCAATTTCAGAACTTGCTTCACATTCAAATAAAACATCTGTATCATTTAGAATTTTAGAAGTAGAATATACTAAAAAGTCTTTAATAACATAAACATCAAATTCTGTCAATTCTTTATTAAAACAATCTGTTAAAATGTTATAACCATTTCTAAATGCCACCCCTTTACACTTGAAAGCAAATTCAAAAATACTCATCTCTTTATAAAAATCTTGCTTAGTATTGTAATAATCTTCTGACAAATGTTTATTAAATTCTGTCTTATGTAATTCATTAGGAGTGCAATGAAACTTACAAATCATTCCACCATCATCTTCAATCGTAATATATTCAATAAACTCTTCATTTATGTCCATAATTTTACTAAATAATTTTTTACTAATCATGTGAATCCTTTTTGTTTTATATTATAATTATAACAAAAATGATGAAAAAAGTCAATAGTTTTTTAGACTTTTTTCAAAATAAAACAAGATTCATATCTCTCAATCGATTGATTAGAATCCCTTCTCGTTTCAATACTTTTAGGTAAAATCTTTATTTCTCTAATGAACTCAAATTTTTCTTTTGCTATTTCAAGTAAATCTTGACCTATCATTTTACCATCTATCTGTCTTGAAATTACAAATGAATATATACCACCTTTATTAAGTGCATTAAATGAATTTTCAACTGTTTTTCTCCAATACTTATCTAACCATTCTTCATAAGTCGGATAAAGATTTATACTTTGTAAATCCCCGTTATAAGATTCTAAATCAAAATAAGGAGGGCAAAAGAAAACAATATCATAATCATTATCTATAACTTCATCCATTCTTTCAGATGGAATACAAAATGTTTTAAGTTCTGGCAACTCATCAAACATACTCTCAGGTTTATGTAATTCAATACAATTTTTTAAAACATTTTCTTGGACATCTATTATATGATATTTATTGACTTTATCTTTTAAAGGTGATTTGTCAATTGCTATCACAGGAGAACACCAACTTGCTGTGGGAATTAAAACATTTACTTTTTCCTTATTAACCATTCTATATACTTCATCTAAAAGAGTGTAATAAGTATTAGGTGAAAAAATTGAAGGCAACATTATAACTGTTTTTAAAGTAGTTGAAAAAGGTTTATATTCTCCTTTAATACTTTTTGAAAAAACAGATGGCATTGTGATAGACCTCATATTTTTACCTGTTTCAAGCGATGCTTTATATTTATCAAAAATTGTAGGATTATTTTTTGATGAACTTTTTAAAATATCTACGAGATTTATATTTCTTAAAGTGCTAGGTGAATTAGGTTTAATAGTTACCATATCATCTTTAATTTCAAGTTTTTCAATAGGTTTAAATTCTTTATAAGTAAAATAAGTATTATAAAATTTTCTTAAAGTTTCTTTATCATTTAAAAAATTGTAAAACCATTCATAAAAAGCATTCAAATCATTTTTAAAATATACCTTTCTGACATCATTGTCATCTAATCTTTCCCATAATTTTGCTAAATTTGGAGTTTTTTTGAAGTCGTCAAGTGATAAAGGAGTGATATCCTTAAAAAGAATATCTATAAAATCATCAAATGAATGAATCATTTTTCTACCTTTATGTTTTTGTAGTTATTTGCTTTTAAATATATTTCCATTTTTTGAGGATAATGTTTTTGTAATTCATACATCATAAAATCTTTTTGAGGTGTAAATAATATAAATACACCACCTATAAATAATGCTATAAAAAGTTTTTTTCTTGCTTTAAATGCTTCTTTCAAATCTCCATTTTGATAAAAAATATAATCATATAATTCAAAAATGATAAATCCTCCAACTAAAAAAACAGCAAAGAAAACGACCACAACTGAAATATCTAAAACACCAGCAAACCATAATAAAAATTCAAACATTTATTCTCCTTTTAATCTTTCAATAATAGCATCGTATCTTTGCAGATTATCACTTTTACCAATTTTTGCTGTCCTTCTTAAACATTTTACAAAAATAATCATATATTTTGTATCTAACTTTCCTTTAATCTCTAAGTCATTATCAAAAATTTTTTCAACTCTGTTTTTGAATGTTTTAAAAGTTGAACCTTCAAAATATACAGGATAGGATTTATAAAACATTTCCAAAACTTTATCAAAACCACCTAATGTTTGTGATAACATACCTTTAACCATAAACAAGAAATTTTCTTGTCCTTCTGTTAAATTATTTCTTTTCATTTTTGTTCCTTTAAATTCGCAAAAATATCTTTAAGCATTGAACTTGCTTTTTTCATATCAATATCTTGTCTTCCTTTTAACTCTTTCATACACTCTCCAAAATTTTTACCACTTGAAACCAAATCGTGCAGAATAGTCGTCAATTCGGCATCTGATAATTGTTTAGGTAAAATATCATCTGCTAATTTCTTTAGAAAATTTAATTCATTTTCAGCATCTACCCCATTTTTGATTGAGTCTTCAACTTGTTTGATAGACTTTTTTAATCCGTCAATAATAAATAAATCTGGATTTGGGTCCTTTGGGTTTTTATCTTTTGCTAATTTTTCTATCGTGTCAATTAACATCATAATATAATTTTTATTTTCTTTATCTTTCATTCTCATAATTTTTAATTCTTTAAAAGTCATTTTCTTCTCCTTTTTAATATGGGTGAATTTTATTTAAAACTTCTTGAAGTTCTTCAACCATTTTATTAACTTTTGATTTCACTTGATATTCATCTTCAAATTCTTGAGCATCAAATAAATTGTGATTATACATTTTTACATCAATAGTTTTATATTTAATCTCATTTAATAAGTTACCAACTGCCACACCTATCAAAAACAATTCTTGATGATTTAATTTCAACTTGATATTATTCATCTCATCTTTAACTTTTATTTTCATCTCTTCTCCTTTGTCAATTTCATTTTACATCTAACGATTTTCATACCATAATGTAAAGCAGAATTTACATTATGAAGTATGCCATATAAGAAGTATTATATTCAATACAATTAAAAGGAATAAAAAAGTATTCATTTTCTTCCTTTAATTTAATTCTTTAGCACTTTCTTCAATTTCAAAACATTCATTTAAAGTATTTGAAGTGTCTTTATCTTCTCTAACTTCCACAAATCTCGGATGTAAAACACTAAATGTTCCATTTGAATTTTCGCTTATTCCAGAACATTTAATAGTAACAATTTTTCCGATTAAATTATCTCTATTTTCTGTTAAATAGTCCATAATTGCTTCAGGAATGCCACCAGCAGTTGTTTTTAATTTTCCGTCTGCCGTTTCACATACAACTCTATTAACAAAATTTTCATATTTTGTTCCTGCATTTCCGTTTAGTAAATCTGTAATAACAAGGTCTAATTCAATTTCTAACTTGAATTTCATTTGACTATTAGGTTTCCCATCTTCCCAAATACTATCTGTATCTTTTAAGATTATACCTTCTTCGCCATTATCTTTTGCTTCTAAATAACTATTCATAATTTCTTCATAAGTTGAAACTTCTTTATATTCAACTAATCCAATTTTAGAGTTGTTCTTGTGAAATTCAATTAAATCTTTTCTTCTTTCATATAAAGGTTTTTCATATCTACCTTCTTGCCATTTGTCAAGTGGTATAATATCCCAAGCAACCATATGAATTTTGTTAAGTGCTTCATTAGGTGTAATACCATAATTTTTTATAAAGTTTTCTACATCTTTTTGTTTTGAACCTTTTTCAATAAGTTGCTTTAATGAATTTACTAACCCATTGGCAATATATCTGTTAAAACCTTCAACTAAAATCTCACCTGTTACCACAAGATTTTTTGCTTCAATACCCTCGAATGCTTTTTCAAGAAATAATTTTTTACCACTTCTCGCAAGAGTTTCAACTCTACCATTCTCATCAAAAATTAAATTGCAAAATAAACCATCATATTTTATTTCTGAATATAATTTTTTACCTATCATTTTTTGAAGTTTTTTCTTATTGAAACTTATTGCTCCCATATAATTTATTGTAGGGATTAAATTTTTATAAACTTTATTTATAAGTTTAGTATTTATACCAACCTTCATATCTTTTGCTAAAATTTTATCAAGAACAATAGCATCTCTTTCATTTAATTTGCTTCTTAAAATAGTTACCATATCAATTGCTGCATTACCTGTAACTTCTCTATTTTTTAGTTGGTCTAAATAGTCAAATACTGCTTCAAGTTGAAACTCCCCTGAAAATGTTTTTCCTTTTGGATACTTTTTAATGTTAAAAGTATAAAACGGATTGTAAGCATAAAATAATACTTTTCTAAATAATTCATTATCATTTTCTTTTAAAATAACTTGTTTTTGATTTGTGCTATTTTCATTTTTTAATTTTTCTAAAATTGATAATATCATTTTAACTCCTCTAAAATTTTTTTAAGTCTTTTTCTTTCCATATAAATATACACTTGCTCATTAAAATTTGTAGTAGTGTTTAAATCTACTTTTAACTTTTTCAGCATCAATCTAATTTTTTGTTTTTCCGTCATGCGAATCCTTTTTATTTCTTTTTACATTATAATTATAACATATAAAAAATAAAAAGTCAAGTAAATTTTAACTTTTTGTTAAAAATTTACCTGAATGAATTTATAGTCATATCCTGAATTATCTTTTTTATTGACACTATAAATCTTTTCTTCATCGTCGTCAATAATTTCAAAATCATAACCTTTTTGATATAACTCTTTAGCAGTTTCAATAGCATCTTCTAAAATATCAAATTCTTCCTTGAATTGTGCTATATCATTTCTATATATTAAAATCAATTTATCCTCCTATAAAATTTTCTAATAATTGAATGACTTCTTCTTCATTATCGCAAATATAATAATTGTCTAATTCATTCATTATTTTTTCTCTAATCAAATCATCTAATTTTTTTGCTTCTTCTTCATTTTGAAGTCTTCCGTGTGGATTAAATTCACAATTTCTTCTTAAAAAAATATCAACTGTCATAAAATCATCGTGTTTATGAAGTAAATAATCTTTAAGTTTTTCGTCATTTGTATAAACACTTCCTAACAAAAATGGACTATCAGTAATTATGATATATTCATCTTCTTTAAAACCTTTATCTTTATAATACTTATCAACTCTCCAAATTCTATGATATTGACTTGCTGATATAAAAAATTGGTCTTGTAGTTTTTTGAGTGATTCCTCATAAACTAAATCTTTGGCATATTCAGTTACCAATTCAATCTGTTTATTAAGTTTTTTGAAGTGATTAAACACTCCTGCTGCCGTAGTTGATTTTCTACAACCAGGTCCTCCATATAAATTTACTATCATTTTTATTCCTTTGATGATTTTATTTTATCAATTCAACTAAACAATTCTTTCCATATTTTTGAATTGTTTCCTTTACAGATTTAACATTTATTTCATTTTTAAGATTTTTAAACCTTGTAGGTTTATCAATTGATTCTAATTCTAATCTTGCTGCTTTTTTGATATTATGTGGCAATTCAACTTCAACATAAAATGAACCTTTGACTCTTAAAGTAAAATTCATTTCAGTTAAGTAATTAGGTAACACTTTTTCAACTTGTAAATTTGGATAAACTTGTTTTAGTGAAGCAACATAATTTTCCTTAACTTTTTTAAGAGCAATATCAATCCTGCTTTGGAAATTAGAAATTGTATTGTCAAGCATTTGTAAAAAATCTTTTGAATCTATTTTTTTTGATTCATCAAGATTGTAGGTCATTTTTAATTTCATAATTGTTCCTTATTCTTTTTTCTCAAATCGGGGTTGAAATGAAGTTAAGAAATTTTCAATATTCTTAACTCCTTCTTTAACATCTTTCAATTCATAAGCAACTTTTTTAGCAATTTCTTCAACTATTGCTTTTAAAAGTTCCTCATTGTTTTTATATTCCATTAACTATCCACATTTTTTGTAAATTCTGCTTCAATGTTATTAAAAGCAGTATCTCTTTTATCAGTATCATCATAAACTTCCGTAGATGTTTGCCCGTTTGAGAAAGTGAATTTTATTTTATCGTCATCTAATTTCTCATATTTTGAGATAAGTGTCATCGGATAAAGTTTGTCATTTGTTCTTACATAAATTATCATTATAATCCTTTTGTTTTTATTTAATTAAGATTCCGACCAAAATTAAAATTTCTGAGGTGTATAGTCGTGTAATTCCACACTAAAATTTATATGATTTGGTAAATTGACAATTCTGTTATGTGTGTGCCCGTGGAAAATTAAATCATATTCATTTTCCTTTAATCTAGAAATATAATCATATAAATCTTTTTTATATTCTTTTTTTAATTCAAGAGGATAATGAGAAAATAAAATTTTTTTATCCCCAAGTGTCAGAATCATATTATCTAAAACTTTATCAAATCCAATATCTAAATAAAATTGATTTGATTCTTTATCGTGATTTCCTCTTATAAGAATTTTTTTACCATTTAATCTATCCATAATTGCCTTATAAGCATCTTTTTTTGTTTTATATCTTTTATCCCAACCAATGGCAAAATCACCTAAATGAACCACAAAATCATCTTTTTTAACAACTTCATTCCATTTTTTTATAATGTATTCATTCATTTCATCTGAATTATTAAAAGGTCTATCACAATAATTGATGATATTATTATGATAAAAATGTGTGTCTGAAATTAAAAACATTACATACCTTTTATAATTTTGTGGTGTGTCCCATCAGTCATAGCATTATCAATGATAAACTTAACAACATCAAGAGCAGTATCAAATTCTTTATCAGGTGTATGGTAATTCCAAGTAGTGTGATTTGAATATCTGAATTTAACAATATATCTACCTTTTTGATTTCTTAAATCATTTTTTCTTGAAATTTTGATATAACATCTTAGACCATCTGGTGTGATAAATTCAGTATATCCTTTTTTACAATTTTCAATCATTCTTTTCTCCTTATTTTTTTATAATTATAATTTATTTTTAATAAAAAATTAACTTATTCTGGGCATTGAAATTTAAACATTTCTTTCCATTTTACTTGCGGGTCAATCGCATTGCCATCGTCGTCATAATAACAAGTTACAATCCCTGTCTCAGGGTCAAGATTGGCATATTTTTGATTGTATCTTTTTTCTGTAAATAAACCAAGACTATCGTTATGAATTATTATTTTTGCTATAAATTTTTTTGATGATTTAATAGTAAATTCAAAATCTTCATTATATTTATCCACAAAAACTTTATAAAAAGGATAATCTGGTAGAGTTGGCAAAACCTCTTCGACAGGTGGTGGCGGAGGAAGGGGTGGTAACGATGGGTCTGGCGGTGGTGCCGGATTTGGGTCAGGAATAATACCTAATAAAATTAAGATATCATCTTCGACTCCTTTTGCTTCAGGTAAAAATTTGTTATAAAAAGCATCAATATCTTTAATTTTTATTTTTGAAATAAAATCAATAGTTACTTCTTTTTCAATAAAACCTGTAGGCGGGACATATTGGGAATAATCTTTATCATAAATCATAGGAAATTCACTCAATGGAGGAAATTTTGCTTCTTTTTCAATTATAGGGTCGCCATCAACTTTCCCACCTATCTCACCTATTTTAGTATCGTTAAATTTTAATCCTTCAATATCAAGATTAGCATTATATTCGTGTGAAATTTCTTCAAAAAATTCATCCATACCTTCTTCAAAAACAGTTTTACAATAATCAGTAAATGATTTGAAGTCGCAACCTGTTAAAATGTTTTTACCATTAGGAGATTGTATATAGTCATTATCAATCCATTTATGATAAGCAACTTTTAAAGGAGTTTTAAAGTATTGATTTAAGACCATTTTATCCATTTATTGCCCTCCCCTAAAAATATCTTATCCTTTTCAATTTTTAAGTAATTATCATCCATCTTAAAATTTCCTGAATTTATATAAATACTCTTGGGAAATTTTTTGTAGTCAAATTTATGTGTATGCCCTAAAATAACCACATCATTTTCTGAATGTTTTAAAAATTCTTTAATAATATCATCTTCTGAATCACTAAATTTATCATAAAGAGTATTAAACATTTTTTCAGATTTTTTCACTTGCATAAAAGGTTTTAATAAAATGCTTATTTTAGAACTCAACCAAGCAAAAAATTTATATATCAATCCTTCAGATTTTTCTAATGTTTCAAAACTTGTTTCTTCGGAACAATTGTTCCCATGTGTGATAAAACATTTTGCTTTGCCATTTTCAATAATTACTTCTCTAAGATTATTACCTATAAGTCTCAATCCAAAATCGTGATTTCCTAAAATTAACAAAACATTATCGTGAGATATCAACTCATCTAAACCTTCATAAAAATCTATGATTTTTTGAATTTTTTTGATGTTTTCTTCAGGTGTTACCGTGAAGTCGTCATATTTCCATATTTCAAGTGTATCTCCATTTAAAATAATTACATTTTCATCTTTTAATTTATTTAGATATTTTATTATTTTTTTATTTGTATCTTCATTTGAAAAACCGATATGTAAATCTGAAAAAACATATATTGTTTTTGATGTGTTTATTACTTTTTGTTTATCCTGCATTAACATTCGCACTTCCTTTCGCTAATGCCCCACCACAATCTATAGGGTCGCCTATTCTCGCTAAAGGTTTACCTTCAGCAAACACACTACCACTTCCTGCTGCTATTGCTCTGCCGTGTGGTGGCGAAGGACAAGACCCTGAATGAGGTTCTAATGTATCTCCTTGTCTTGCGACAGGTTTTCCATTCACAAAAACACTACCTGCTCCAGCATTTATATTCGTTGTAGGAAAACATCCGTGTCCTGCACCAGCGTCACCTAATCTTGAAACAGGAGGCATTTATACCTCCACGAACCCAATGTGCTCAAACACATTGATTTTTTCAACTTTTTTATCATATTCAATCTCTTTACTAACTCTTTTACTGAATGAATATACAGGTGTAAGGTCGTGTCTTTTTAATTCTCTTTCTAAAATAGACATAAAAAATGGCGCTCCGCCAATAAGCACTTTATCTACTCCATAAGTTATTGCCATAACTGATAAGTATTCTGCTCTTTTTATCATATCTTCAATTGTAGGTATTTCATCAAATGTTAGCATTGATTTAATTGTTTCTTTTTCTTGAGGTTCAAACACACCTGCTTCAATTTGTGATTGAGTAGCATTGTGCTGTGTAAGATTTAAAATGTTTTCCATAAAAACTCCTTATATATTAAATTTGATAATACTATCAACTGTATCTGAATGTAAAATAAATCCTGGCATTTTTTCAAAATCTTTGATTTGTTTTCTGCATTTATAAACAATTCTTTTTATTCTTTTAATTGTATCTTCTTTATATTCATTATAAGTAACAACAGCATCAAAATAAACAAATCCGTTTTCATCAATTTCTTCTATTTGAATTGAATATATATTATCTACTTCATTTAATAAAACTTTTTCAAATCTTCTTTTTGCTTCAATTATAACTGATTTTGAAATCATATCTTTTTCAATAGCAAATGGATAAATACTATATGCTCCACTCATATAAGTTGAATATACATCGCTAAATCCACCTTTTCTGAAAGGTTCAACTATTTTATCCGTAAAAACTTTTTCAGTCATTTTATCAAGTTTTAAAAGTGTTTTTATAATTTCAATTTTATTCATGTGAATTCCTTTTTATGATTTTATATTATAATTATATCATTTTAAAATAAAAAAGTCAAGTTATCCTAACTGTTTTTCGTTTTGTTTTTCGTGTGCTGCTATCAATTTTTCATCTATCTCTTTTAATTCTTCAAGTGTAACTTCTTCATCAAATAATTCTTTCATTAAAATCTTAACATCCTCATTATCTGGACATAAATCACCAAGTTCTAATAATATCATTTTACAAACCTTTACATTCATAATTGTTTCCATTTCAAATTCATCTGCTTCAAGAAACTCAATTTTTTCTTTAAGTCCAAAATGTAAAGTTTTTAATGCTTCAGTAACAGTTAAAACTTTTATTTTTATTATTTTATTTGATAATTCTATTTTCATGTGATTCCTTTTCATTTTATTTATAATATAATTATAACACAAAAAAGGATAAAAGTCAAGAGATTCTAGATTGAATCTAATGAAATTCCTAATTCTTGTTCTAATTCATACTTTTTAATTATTTGCCATAAAGTATCTTTCATTTTTAAAAAGTCATAATTTTTTACTAATGGCGCATTAACTTCAATACCTTCAACAATTTTATTTTCTGTTTCTTCAAGAGATTTTATATTTTGATGAAAATAATCAATTTGTAAAAAATCTTTAATAAAAGCACCTTCAGATTCATTTTCAGAACAAACTAAATAATCTAATTTTAACATTTATTTATCCTTAAAATAATTACAAATTTCAGATTTTAATTTTTTGAAATCTTTATCACTCAATTTTATAGTCTTACTTTTTTTATCAAAATTTTTAGGTTTTGAAACTATTGCGGATGTTACATATCCATTACTTTTTGTAATAACAACATTTTCAAAAAATACATTGTAACCTATATTAAAAAGATATTCAGTGTTACCAAATAATTTTGCTTCAAGTAATCCAAGGTATTTATCTTCAATTTTACAATCACTTAAATCAATTGTGAATACTGACATTTCGCTCTCAGTAAATCCTAAATTATCTTGGACATTTTGTAAAAATCTTTTATTGACAAGAAAAGCAGTAAATGTTTCTTTATCACTTTCTTTATTTGTAACAATTTGTAACACTTCATAACCCCTACGGATATATGAAGCAATGTGATTTGCTAACTCTCTTGATGTTTTTGCTTGTATATCATAGATTAACATTTTAATCCTTTTTTAATTTGTTAAAAAATTTCATTATAAATGGACTCAATTTATATGACTTTCCGTATCTTTTATAACCTATCAATCTTAAAAATTTCTTAAATCTATCATTTTTTAGTTCTTTTTCAGAATATTTATCTTTCAATTGTATTGACTTAAATTGACTAAGCAATTCTAAGTTGTGAATATAACTTTTATTTAAGTTATTTGCTAAACTATATGAAATAAGATTTTTTATATTATCGTTTAAGAACATTTTAAGGTAATTGAACTTCATAAGAATTTTTTTATCTCTTTTACTTATATTTAATAATTCAATTATTTCATCTTTATCAAGTTCTACAAAAATTTTATTGATAGAATTATAAAATTCATTATAATCCGTTTCAAGTTTTAAGTCAAATTCAAAAGTTGATAAATCTTTTAACACTTCAATTTTTTCTTTGAATTCTTTTTCTTCTTCTTGTTTCAGTGTTTCTCTAATCTGTTTTAAATCATATTTTTTAGTCAATGTATCTATTTCAATAGTTTCATTTTCAAACTGTTCTTTTAATAAAATCTTAAAAGTTAAAAGTGGATTGGTATTAAATAAATTTTCCATATAAATTTTTTTAAGAGTCCATTTACCAAACTTGCTAAGTTTTAAATTAGCATAAGAATCAAATTCAACGAATAAGGAATTTTTTACAAGATATTTATCAAGTTTTTTAACAATATCACTTTCTAATTCTTCGTAGTCAATAATTCTATTATATCGTTTATTTTTAAGGTAAAAATGAATGTTTTTTGCTTGTCTATTTCTTTTTACTTGCTGTAATGAATTTATAACACTTCCTGTCCCATCTGAAAAATGAAAATGATGAAATGAATGATTTAATATATTTATTCCTACGGTTATTGTAGGTGTATATATTAACAAATCCCATTCTTCGTGCTTTTCTTTTTTAAAAAATTCACTATAATCCTCATCTGTTTCACTTGTAATGCAAACGACTTTAAAATCGTTTTCAAAAATTTTTTTAATGACCTTAGCATAACTTTTATTTGTAGTTGATAAAGTAACTTTTCCATTTTTGTTTTTTAAGGTTGATTCAATAGTATAAATAAACTCATCTAATTCCCTATAAACATAAAGATTTGTCTTATCTCTATAAAGATTTTCGTAGTATTCAATCTTTTTTCTTTTAACAAATTCAACCTCTATTCCTGTTAAAAAAGCATCCATAATCAATAAAGGTTTTTTGAAATTTTGTAAGATATAAAAAAATTTAAGATTATTATAGTTACCATAATCGCCTAAATTAGATTGACTATGCTCAACAAGAGATAAAAATTCATCAACTATAAAAAAGTCAAATTGCTTTAAATCATATTTATACAATGATTCAAATTGACAAATTAAACTATCTCCCTCAAAATACTTATCTTGATTGTATAATTTAAAATGAGGAAATTTTTCCTTATATTCTCTTGCAAGTGTTACTCTGTTTGTAATGATTAAACATTTTTTATCTTTTTCTAAATGTTTTATGAAATTTGTCTTACCTGTCCCCATTGCTGATTTTACAAAAATAACTTTATCATCTTCTAATTCTATTTTACCAAAAGTATCTTCAATTTTATCTATATCAATATATCTTTGATTAAATACTTTTTTATTTTGAATAGGTGCGAATATCTTATCTTGAAATTCATTTAAAATTCTTTTTTGATTGTATTCTTTAAATTCTTTTGTATTTTTTATCAAATCAAAAATTGAAAATGATTTTGCTTTGTTAAAATGATGGCAAAATTGAGGTGAATTTTTATAAATAAAATATCCACCTTTTGTTTTTTCTTTTGGGTGCTGTAAATTTATCAAGTCCTCTTTTTCAGATTTTATATTAAAACCTAAATTTTCATAAGTTCTTAGACATAATGATAATAAACTATTATCAAAATTTGAAACATCAATTTTACTTTCTTCATAATAAAAGTCTAAAACATTGCCACCCTTAAAGGTTATGATTTCATTTTCTTTAAAAGTTGGTGCTTGAACTGAACTTATTCTTATTGATGAATAATCAACCTTACAATAATCATTTATTAACTGATTTATATAATCTAATGCCTTCGTTCTGCTAATAAAATTATTATTTCCTATAAATTCTATAACACCTTTCATATTGAAGTTATCAACACCATTATAACTTCTACTTTCCCACAGTGAAAAATTAAAATTATTTTTTTGTAAGATTTCAATGATATAATCACGATTAAAAGCATTTTTAATTTCATCAAAATCTACAATTATAAAACTAAATTCTTTACATAAAAATTTTTCCATTTCATAATTGTTTCTTTTTGAAATTGTTCCATTTTCTGAAAATTTAAAACATCCGTTTAATAACCAAAATTCTGAATTAACTTTATAAAAATATTCTAAAGGAATATCCTTAGTATAAAATAAAAATTCATTATCTTCGTTACCTAACGGGTGCTTACCTATTCCTTCAGACTTGAAGAATGATAATAACATTTTTTCTCCTTAAAATATATCCAACTCCATTTCAGGAGTATCAGCATTCCCATCACATATATTATGCTCAAAATAAGGACACCAATTACAAAAAGTATCTTTTTTAGGAAATGACGACGACATTTCAATCATTTCAATAATTTTTTTGACTTCATTTTGAATTTTTTCTTTTTCAGATTTGTCAAATTCAAATGAAATACTTTTATTATGCTCGATAAAATCAAAATAAAGTTTTGCTTTTTCGGCAGGAAATAGTGATAATGCGACAAGATAGTAGATATATAACTGAATTTTATCTTGATTCTCATTGAATTTTCCTGACTTGTGGTCTATGATATATACTATCTTTTCATCTTCGTCATAAAACATCAAATCTATAAACCCTATAATATCAGAATCATAGTTATAATCTTTAACTTCTAATGTATCAATATCAAGTCCGAATCCTTTTTCAATATATAAATTTTCTTTTGTTTTATAGTATTGAATGTTATCATTTTTTAAGATTTTTTTAAGTTGTTTAAACAACTTAGATTTTTCTTCATCATTATAAACCTTAAATTCAAAATCAGCAATTTTTTTGATTTCATCTTTCAAATAAAGTTCTATTCCTTTATGTAAAAACGAACCTTTTTCTAAACTCTTATTCATTACAAACGGAGTTTTGATTTTATCTATATATTGAAGTTTGAACCTATAAGGACAATTCTTATAAGTGTTTATTTTTGAATAACTATAAGGTGAAAATTTTAAATTCATTTTTTATTCACCTAAAAGTTTATTTGCTAAATTTTGGACATTGTCATCTTCTTCAAATCTTCTCGCGAATAATTCTGCTTCACTATCAATAGGTTTTAATTGTTCTTTTATTTTTTGTTTAATCATTGATAACGCTTTATTAAAATTTTTAACCGTAATACCTTCATCTTTCAATTCATCTTTAATTGCTTTAATATCCATTTTTAAGTCTTTGATTTCATTTTCAAGACTTAACACCCTAATTGCTCCACTTATTGCTTTTTGAATATCTTCTTCTTCCGTTGAAACTATTTTTTCTTCAATCATTATTATCTCCTTAGATTTAATTTATAAATAACATTATAATTATATTATAATACCATTCATAAATTAACTCTATTAAATAAATTTAAAAGGACACTTATGTCTTATGGTAACATTTATCTAAAATTAAAAAACCAATACAAACATTTAACATCTACTTCAAAAGTAAAAAATCATCATACTACAACCAAAAAAACAAAAAGAGGTCATCTTTATGGCGATTTTGTTCCTGTAAATGAAGACAAATTTATTATAGTTAAAAACAAACAAAATGGCGGAAAAATAAAATATCGCTCTTCTTGGGAAAAGAAATTCCTTGAATGGTGCGATGCTAATCCCAATGTTACTAAAATAATATCTGAAGGTATAAAAATACCTTATTATTTTGATGGAAAAGAGAGAAATTATTATCCTGATTTTGTTATAAATTTTAAAAATGAAGTTTTACTTCTTGAAATAAAACCAGCAAGTCAAGTTGATGACCCTATAAACATTGCTAAATTTGAAGCAGCAAAAAAATTTGCTGAATCAAGAAAAATAAAGTTTTTAATTCTTACAGAAAATGAATTAAAAAATCTTATTAAATCATAGCATTGCTAAATTACCTTCAACCATAACATCCATTGTTTGAGTTGAACTTTGAGCATCATTTAACGATGTTAAATTAGGTGTTCTTTGTTTTCCATTTTCAGTCGTTTTTGCTATATTTAATCCACATTTCGGGCATACCATAGCATTGCCCATATCCTTCATAACAGATTTACATCTTGGACATATCATCCTAACTCCTTTATAAAGTTTTTAACTTTGTCTTTAAATTCATTTTTTTTGACACTTGAAACAGTATCAATTGAAAAACCTATAATTTCATTTTCATAAGTTTTTAATTTACAATCATAAACTTCTTCAAAATGTTCCGAAATTTTTTCAGCAATTTCAAACATTTTTTCTTCATTTTCATTAAAACCTATAAAAATTTCTGCTATATTCATTCTTTCTAATATATTTTTTAAAGACATTTTATTCCTTTTTAAATGGTAACTACTTCATAATTAAGCAAAAGTGCCTAATTCAAACTTTTTACCTTGTCTAAGATTATCAACCTTTTCATTTTTTATTTTTTTATTTTTAAAGTCAATCTCAGCACCAACATTAAAACCACAAGCAGGACAGGTCATTATGTTACCATTAGGAAACATTTCTGTCTTACATTTAGGACATTTTAAATTCATTTTAAACCTTTTTAATTATTTAAAACAATTGCATCCTTGCTTGAATTATTTTCATTTAATTTCTTAACTATATCTTTAATTGTCGTTTGAGAACATTCACATTTTACAAATTCAGTTGAAATGACTTTTTTGCCACCTAAATTTTTTGTTATATTACTTGTAAAATTAAAATAAACAGTATTGTCATCATTTATTTTAATGTTATAAACATTATCAAGATTTATAAATCTGTTCCCTACTTTTACCCATCTACCATCACTTGTCAATTTAGTAACAAATTCATACAATTCTTTTGAATCCTTAAAATTTTCAATTTCATAACTTGGTCTAACATTTTCAACATTTTCTTTATTAGACTCAGTATTTTTAAAATTTAAAATTACACTCAACCTATCAAAATCATATACTATATTATTGATATTCTCAGAATTGTAGAAATTATTATCTCTTTCTATCCACATTTTTTCTCCTTTTAAGTATTCAATTATTCTTTCATTTTGTCCAGAAACTTTGATATTATAGTTTAAAAATTTACTATAAATTCTTTTTTTAGATAAACTTGTCATAAAACAATAATCACCTTTATCTTCATAAAAAGTAATTTTAATAATCTTTTTAAGATTTACATATAATTTATCGTCAATTTTAAAAAATTGCGATAACTCGTCCTCACTAAAATTATCAAATTGTTTCTGAATATAAATATCTTCGCCCCTAATGTTTATCATTACATCAAGAGTTGCAGACCACTTATCCCCAAAATGTGTTATCTTGAGAATTTTATCTTTGTTATAAAACTCATTATCCGTCGCTAATTTCATTTAATCTCTCCTTATTTTTACTCGTTATTATTTAAAATAATCTGTTATAAGTTTTGATTAAATGAACTATATAATTATAACAGAATTATTTTAAATTGTCAATAGTTTTTATTCAAAATCTCCGAAATCAAAATCATCTTCAGAAGTGTCGTCAAATTTCAAATCTCCCGTTGAATCTTCAGGGACACCAAAACTTGCATTTAATTGACTTGTCAAATCTGGTAAATTATTGTTATCTATTTCATTGACTCTTTGATTTATTTGTTTTATTCCTGCTTGCTCGTCAATAACACCTTTAAAAGTCATTCTTGAAAAATCAACTTCTAATAAAACTTTTTCAAGTTTTCCTGTATATCTATTTTTATCTGCTTTTAAAATTATTTGTTTTTGCTGTCTTAACTCTTCATTTGAAAGCATACTCGCTGCGAAATCTGCTGTAGCAATTACACCGATTGATTCTGAAATGTTTTCCATACCTGCTTCTGTATTGTTATAAGAACTCCTATTCATTTGAGAACTTGAAATTATTATAATATCATTTTGCTTAGCAAATCCGTGTAACTCTTCAGCAATACTTTTAAAATAAGTGTATGAACCTTGACTTAACTTTGCTCTCGTTGATTTCATTAAGTTAAGATAATCTATAACAATGTAATCTAACTTGATATTATGCTCATTTTCAATTTCATCTTTTAAAAATTGTAAATCAAAAACACTAAACCCTCCCGCGGGATATTCTTTAACAAAAAATTTACCTACATAATCTTTAACCTTGTCATATTTTGATTTATAAACATCCCAAGACATATTATCAAACTCGTGCAATTGAGTATAAAGAAGATTAGCATCAAACCTTTTTAAAATCTCTGCTTCTTCCATTTCAAGTGAGATATATAAACCATTTTTCTTTTGTAATGACATACCTGCTGAAACAGCAATTTTTAGCGCAGTTTTCCCTCCGTGAGATGGAGCAAGAAAGAGATTTAATGTTTTGCTCCTAAAACCACCACCTAATAAATCGTCAAGAACATTTATTCCCGTTGAAATTTTTCTAAACTCCTCTTGGTATTTTTTGAATCTATTTTCTAAATCATTATGAAATTCTAAACCTAAATCTGTGTCAAAATTATAATTTAGTGCCTTTTCAAATTTTACTATTATATCATTTTCAATATCATCTTTTTGTTTTAACTCATCCACACTTTCTAAAATAGCATCCATCAATGATATTTTTTTGAGATGTCTTTGAGTGAATTGTATTAAAAAATCAAAATTTTTTATATCTTGTTCGTTTTTTAATTCAGTTTTAATGTAGTTGAATACATTTTGTTTTAAATTTTTATCTAACCCACTCTCCATCATAAAAAGTGCTAATTCTTTGATTGACGGGGATTTTTCAAAATTTTTATGAAACTTTTTAATATATTGGTATATTGTCTTAGTTTCTACTTTTTTAAAATTATTTTCTTCTAATTTTGAAAATACTCTAGCAAAATAAGCAGGGTTTTTCAATAAATGAAAAATAATAATTTTTTCCCCATCGAGATTGTTTAATTCATTCATATTGTTTCTCCTTTAAATATATTAAAAATGATTATTTTATAATTATATTATAAATGAAATATAAAATTAACCTAAGGAATTTATATGTGTGTAATAATTGCCAAAAAAATAAAAAATATAAATAATGAATTAGAATGGAATCTTTTTAAATTTAGAGACAGGGCATACGACCCAAAATATGTTCTTAAATCATTTATTTATAAAAATGTAGAAGTTTTATATCTTAAAGATAAAAAATCAAAATGGATTGAAGGAATAAATTCATTTGGAATCACACTTGTATCAGCAGCACTTGATAATCATTCTGATGCTTCAATAGGCGGAGATAATACTTCAACCTTATTCAAAAATTATCTGAAAACTGCTAATGAAAGAAATAGTATCATCCTAAAAAGAGCACTAAGACAAACTTCTATAGAAGATGCTCTTGAAGTTCTTGTAGATTCAAAATTTATAGGTAATACTTTTTTAACGGACGGAAAAAAACTTTTCAGTATTGAAATTTCAATTCCACAAAAAAAATTATTAAATTACAGAAATTCATCTGAAGATTTAGCAAAATTAAAATGGTCTGATTTTAAAGCAAAAATTATGCAAAATCTTGATGAAACTGATTTTAAGGTTTCAGTTAAAGAAGCATCAACTGAAAGATTACTTGTTAAAACAAACCATTCAATCCAAATGAAAAATTTAGGATATCGTCCAGAACACAAGGGTTATAAATCAAGTGTTAAAAGAAGAGAAATTGTTAAGAATTTTATGAAAAATATAAAAACAGATTCAATTGAAAACATTATGTATCTTTTAACAAATCTTGATGACCCAAAACATTCTAAAAACCCTGAATTAAGACCATTAAGAACAAAAGAAAAAACTTCATTATCAAATAAAGAAAAAGAAAGACATAACATCACTGATTATTATACAACTGATATTTTTGGGTTTTCGCCTTCTAAAAGAACAATGTATCTTTTACCTATACATTCAAAAACTGAAAAAGGCAATTTTGATAATAAAGAAACTTCGTGTCATTTTGTTACATTAAGCAGAAGTTTTCTTAAAGAAAACTTATGCGAAATTCTTTATACAGATTTCAACGATTAAATTCGTTGTAATTCTCTTGAATTTCTTTTAAAGTTGAATTTTTAAGATATTTTAAGTATTTGTATGCCATTTCATCATTTATCTTAAAATACCACTTTACAGCATCAAGATAAACTGACTTTTTAATTTTAGGTTTTGAAGGATATCTTATAAACCCAACCCTCCCGAATAACATTTGTAGCAACTCAATAGATTTTTCTTGTGGTATGTTCATCACATTAAATTGATTTAATGTTTCTATAAATTTTGCTTCTGAACTTAAATGCTGTAAAAGCATATATTCACTTACTTTCTTAAACTCTTCTTTAGATAATTTTCCGTTAAAAAGTTTTTTATGATAATCAAACATACCTAATTTTTTCTCTTTCTTAACTTCCTCTTCTTTTTTAGGTTCTTCGTCAAAAAATAATCCCATTTGTTCTCCTTAAAATAGACTTCCGTCTTCTATAATTATATTTTTAAAAATTTTTTCGTCTAATTTCCATTTCATAAATTTCATTAAATAATCTATCTTATCATATATTATTTTTTGAAAAGTGTTTAATTTTTTATTTTTTAACAAAAAATAAACTGTATAAAAACTTATTTTTCCTTCCTGAAACAATTGAAACACCTCATCTACTTCAATTTTTAAATTATTTTCCATCAAAAATTCTATATCTGCTTGAATATATTTTAATGGGTTTTTCATAACATCTTTAAATTTATAGTATTCACTTCTATCCTTTAAATTGTTATGACAATAATTAAGAAAAGTTTCAAAATTGCTTGCTGAATACTTATAAGTTACAAAAATAGCAAGCAATGCTATAAATTTTTTTTCATAATTTTTAAAAGGCAATAAATAACTACTATAATGCTCAATTGTTTTCTTTGTATATTTTACACTTTTTAATCTTTTATTTATTTTTGAACCTTCATAAATTCTTCTTAGTAATAGATATAATTCTAAATCTTCATTCATTTTAACTCCTAAAAGAATCCTAATCCACTCAATTTATTATCTTTTTGAATTTTTTTACTCATTGCTAAATTTTTAATGACTTCACTTGCTTCTATATAATCTTCAATATCTTCAACTCTGAAATCATTTTTTTCACAAAATCCTAAAATACCATCAATTATATCAAGTTGTGGATTTTTATTGAGGAATGAAACTATATTATTTTCTAAAATAGATATAATTTCATCCTTATTTTCGGCAGTCGGGATAATATAAGGAATGTCTTTTAATTTTATAGTTTTCATTTTAACCTCAATATACTGACATCAATTTTAATAAAAATGCCATTAAAGTAATTTCTTTATTTTTTGCAATTTTATCCATCTCTTGATATCTCGCTAATTCCCCGACAATTCCAGGTTGTTTTTGTGCTGGTAAAAATTCATCCATTTTTTTCCAAAACCAAGTATAAAAATTTGAGGGATTATTAAGTAACATAACCATACCTCTTGTAGCACTATAATTTTTTTCTTTAACTTTTTCCATTAAATCTGTAAAAATATCATCCACATCTAAGTTTTGAAGTTTTAATTTTCCATTTATAACATTATCTTGTAATGATATTGTCATATTTCTCATAGAAGGATAATGTTTTTTAACAATTTCACCTATATCTTTTTTATCGTATTCAACCCCTTCAATTTCACAAATATCCATAAGTCTTTTATACATTTTTTTTGCTATTTCATTTTTGTGTTCTTGAAAAATAATATCAAAATCAAAAACTATAAATCTGCTCAATAAAGGTTCAATAAATCTGTCTTTATAATTTCCTGTAAGAAAAAATCTAACATTTCCTGCATATTGCTCAATCACACCTCTTAAAATATCTTGTGCCCCTGCACTTCCTTGACTTGAAGTCGTTAAGTTATCTGCTTCATCTAGAACCAATAACTTTCTTTTACCTTGTGCTGACATCGTGCTTGCAAAACTTACAATTTCATTTCTAATAGTTGAAACAGAATTATCTTGTGAAGCATTTATCCATTTCACATCTGAATCCAACTCGTGAATTAAAGCATTAAGCATACTCCCTTTACCTGTTCCTGGGGTGCTACTAACAAACATTATATTTGGAATGTTACCTTTATCAACATATTCTTGAAATTTTTCCATAAGGTAATCTGGTAAAATAACATCTTTTAATCTTTGAGGTCTATATTTTTCAACCCATAAGTCGTTAAATTTTTCATTATACACTAAATCTGGCATTTTTTCTCCTTTGTTTTGATTGATTCATGCAAATCCTTTTTATGATTTATAATATAATTATAACATAAAAAGGAATAAAAGTCAAGTAAATTGACTAATAATTTATCTTTTGGTATTTTAGATTTTTGATAACATTTTGTCTAATATCCGTTTGAATTGTAGTTTTAGATGGGTCATTTTCTTTTTCATTTGTTCCTACACCACTCCAACCTCTATATCCAGGATTAACATTAAATGAATCACTTTTATAAGATATATATCTGCATTCATCAATTGTATCATCTGCATCAATTGAAGCAAATTCATTTTTTGATTCAATAAGTGTCATAACATTGTCATCTCCAGAATTAGCGAAATAAATCGATAAAGTTCCTTTTCCGTCAATTAGGTCAAACGACTGCGATGACTTTATATTTGAATTAAATGAAATTTTATATTCTACATTTGAAGAATTATAATCACTTATATTATCATTGTAATCTAAGGCAAATGCTTTATACTTTTTTAATACACCTTCATTGACATTTTTAGGAAGTTGTATTGAAAACTTATCAGGACGAATAGCGAAATTGTCCGTGCTGTATTCAATATAATGTTCTGTGTCTTTTTTTAATGTTACATTATAACATTTTCTGAATGGCGGATATTTTATCAAAACATAATATAAACCTTCATCAAGATTGTCTGTAATTTCCTCAACTTCTTTGAAACCTGTTAAAATTGTAGGACACTCAACCTCATTTGATATAAATTCAATTTTATCTTTATCATATTCAAATTTCACTTTTACATTTTTATAAGATTTATCAATCTTAAATGGTAAAAGCGGGGTATAAGATTTCACTTCGGAAATATTCTTGTCATTTGAAACAAGAACTATTTTTATATTATGGATGTTAAGACATTTTCTTTCAATTTTTAACCAAAATTCTTTGCCATCAATTTTTGTAGATATACTCGATGCCGAATCTATATTGAATGCATTTAAACATTGATTTGAATCATCTGCTAATGCTTTATCTTTGTCGCTTGTTTTAAGGCAAGCACCATTTAACCCCAATATAATCAAGGGTATTAAAAATAATAATTTTTTCATAATTTTATCCTTTCAAGGTGTTCGTATAATTATTTAACATTTTAATTTTTTACGATTACACTATACCCTTTATTTTCAATTGTATAGATTTTATTGAAAATATCTTTATTTTTAATGTCTTTATTATGTGTTATTAAAATTATTTCTTTTTCAGTAAAATTTTTATGAAGCAATTCTAAAATTTCATCAACACCATCTTCGTCTAAACTTCCGTTTATAAATTCATCAAGAAATAATATATTAAATGAAATTTTGCTTTTTATTTCACTCAATTTTAAAAAGGCAAATAAAATAGCAATAATTACTCTCATTTTTTGCCCGTTACTTAACGAATTAAAACTATAATCCTTATTTCTGTAAATTATTCTTTCTTTAAAGAACTTGTCTAATATAAAATTATAGGACATACCTAATTTCTCTAAATATAAATTTATATGATAATTCAAAATAGGTATTTGCTCGTCAATTAACTCACCTTTAAGATTATCTTCACTCAATAAAATTTCAAGTTCTTTTAAATCATTTAATTTTTGAGATAATTCAATATATTCATCTTTAAGTTTTTTTAATATATCTTTTTTCTCATCGATTAACGATGTATTCACTTCAATTTCTTTAAGATTTTTTATTCCGTTTATTTTATTTTTTAAGTCAATTATCTTTTTTTCTGCTTCAACCTGTTTGAATTGTTCCATTTTTAAATCGGATAATTTTTGTTTTTCAGTTTCAATTTCTTTTTGGATAACTTCAAGATTTTTTTCAAAAAATGAGATATTTTCTTTCATTTTTTTGGCAGTTTCAACCTCGTCTTGATAATCAAAATCAAATTTTGCCATAATTTCATTTCCACACTTATCACAGACTATTTTTTCATTTTCTGCTTTTTTAAATGCCTTTATATTTATGATATGTTTTTGAATATCATTTTTAAGTCCTTTTAATTGATTTTCAATTGTTTTTTTCTCAAATAAAAGTTCTTCAAGAGTTGTTTTATCAATCTCAATTTTTTTATCAAGTAATTTTCCAAGATTTTTTATTTCATTCTCATAATTAGAAATCAATTCTTGTTTTTTATCAATAATTTCCTGTTTTTGTTTTTTTGCTTTTTCATATTCATTTTGTAAAGTCGTAATATCGCTTTTTAAGGTTGAAGTTTTAAAATCATTTTCTTTAATTGACTCTTGAATATATTTTTTATAATTTTTAACTTTTTCTTTTAATTCATTAAAAATTGAAGTATCTAAAAGAATTTGAAAAACTTGTTCTTTTTCTTTAGGAGATAGTTCCATAAAATTTTTACTATTTGTAACATTTGCACCTAAATATAATAATTGATTGAAAATCAATTCATCAAACCCAATCATTTCCTCAAATTTTTTCTGATAATCTTTAGACTTAGCATCCAAATCTAAGATTTTACCATTTACATATATCTCAAAAATGTTAGGTTTCATTCCTCTCTTGATAAAATATAAATCATCGTTTATCATAAATTCAAGTGTTACTAATAACTTTTTACCAGCAGTATCATTTATCATTTCTGCTAATTTAACTTTATTAAGAGATTTACCAAACAGAGCAAAATAAATTGCAGCACCAATAGTTGATTTTCCTTGCCCGTTTTTTCCTGATAATAAAGTCAAACCCGTTTCAGAAAATTCAATTGATTGTTCCTTTGAATAGGACATAAAATTTTGTAGTGTCAATTTTTTAAAATGAATTTTCATTTTTACTCCTATTATTTTTATTTCTCTTTTTTATCTTCTTTATCGTCCTGAGTTGAATCTTTTTCTGAATCATTATTTTCATCTTTAATAAGTTTATATTCAATAATTTCAGTTAAAGGAAATGAAGTTCTGTTCCCGTGGTCATCAAAAACCCAAAAAGTGTTATCATCGTCATCAATTGAATCTAATTTATACCACTTTGTGTCTATTAAAACTTTTACAGGTTTTTCATCAATAAGTAATTGCTTTAATGTTTTCAAATCATTACTATTTATTTCTTCTAAAATTTCTCTAAGCATTTTTATCCTTCTTCGTTAAATTTTAACACCTCATTTAAGATGCCATTAAGTTTAGGGTCCAATCTCTTTTTAATATATTCAATACCTTTAACTTGAATATCTTCATCAAGAATTTCCTCTTCTTTTGGGTCATATTTTATATCTATCAACTCGCTTAATTCTGCATTGTTAAAAACTTCAAAATCAAGATTTTTTTGCTTTAAATCATATAATATCTCATTATATTTATTATCTTTAGCAGAATTGATATAGACATTAAAAATGTTTTTTTGAAGTATTTCTAAAACATTTTCATTTAATTTATCAAAATATATATCTTCACCTAAACCACTTATTACCCAAGGTTTTTTGTTTCTGTCGTCATATTTTAATTTTAAATGCATAGGTGAAATTTCATTTTTTATAAATTCAATACCTTTATCAGTATCAAGAATATAAAATCCTTTGATTTCACCGTAATCACCCCATTCAAGTTGATAAGGTGTTCCGATATACATAACATTATCCTTTAATGATTTATTATGATAATGTCCACTGAATACCATTTTTGCTTTTGAAAATGTTTTTATATCTATCTCTCCGGCAATATATTTATCAATATCTTTGAACTCAAAATGACCTAAAACAAATTCATTATAATCTTTTGGGATATCTTTTTTACTATCTATTATCCAAGGAACAAGTGTCATATCTTCTAAATCAGTTACTTCACTTATATTGATAAATTTATCATAAAATTTTTCTAAATGTTTCACTAAACTTACATCACTTCTGTTTCTGAAATATAAATCGTGATTTCCTTGGATATTATAAAAAGTGATATTAAATTCTTTCAATAATTCTATAAATTCATTTATAAAATCATTAAAAAAATTTATATCTATAATAGTTCTATTATCAAAAAGGTCTCCCATTGAGATACATATTTCAATGTCTTCATCTTTCATTTTTTTAAACATTTCACGGAAAAATTCAATTTGATTCTTAAAAATTTTTTTGTTAAAATTCTTTTTTCCGAAATGTGGGTCACCTACTAAAACACATCTCAATTTAACTCCTTGATATAATTTTTTATAATTATACCAAAAAGTAAAATTTTTTTAACTAAAATTCTTTAATACCGTATAATATAAAATAATCTATCTCGTTATTTTGTTTTTTCTCGTTCTTAAATAACCTAATTAAAAATTCCATTTAAACCCTTATTTTTGTAATTCAGAAATAGTTTTACTTACAATTGTTTCTAATGTATTTTTAGCAACTCTTCTTGCTGTTTGTCTTGGACACCCTTGTCCTATCAAGTCAAAAACGAACTGTGGTCTGAAATAATTTTTTACATCTTCGATGTTCCCATTCCCATTTAACATTTTAACTACTTCATTTCTAATTGCATCTACTAAATTGATTCTTAAAGTTTCATTTACTACCATGTGATTTCCTTTTTTGTTTATTATATTTTGTAACTTCATCTTGTTACATTATAATTATAACAAAAAAGATTTTAATTGTCAAGTATTTTTTTATAAAATCTCCAAAAAATTAAAAAATTTCAGGAGATTCTATAAAATTTGAATCTTTTAGAATAGAACCTATTTTATCAGGGTCTAAATCTAACTTTTGAATTAAAGAAAGAGTTTTCTCAAGATTTGTTACTCCTTCTAAAAAATTGATATCTGATAATTTTTCAATAATTTCAATAAGTTTTTCGCTATCAATTTTACCTTTATCAATTTCAAGAAAAGTTGAAAAAGATAAAATATCTTTTACATCATTTTCTAAACTAAGGTAAAATTTTTTATCAAATATCATTTTAGTTTTAACTGACAAAGTTACCTCTTAAAATTTTTTCAATCTTATGCTTTTTCATAAGTTCTACATCATTTTGAGATAATCTTTCTTTATCTAATTCTTTGTCAAATTCAATTTTTACGATTTGTCTAAAAACTTCTTTACCACCAACTTCTTTAACGAATTTTTTTAATTCTTTAATTTTTTCAGGATTGTCATTGATATATCTAAGTGCTTCCTCTCTTGAAGTTCTTCCTCTTTGTCCTACAGGACTTTCTCCAAGGTATTGTTCTTTAATTTTTTGAGTTAAAGATTCAGTTTTAACATCAATACTTTTAGGGTCTTTTTTAGGACCTTTACCATTTTCCCACCATTTATTGATAGCATCAAAAAATTCAGATTTTTGCTCATCTGTCAAATCGGCAGGTGATTCAGCATTGAATTTTTTTAACATATCAGCAAAAAATTTTCTATAATCTTTTTGTAATTGACTTAATTCTTGTGCCATTATATTCCTTTTTATATTATTTAAAAATTTAATTATGATAAATAATTTTTATTGATTTAATACAATAACTACCATCTCCAGGATTTGAAAAAGTCAATACCATTTCATCTTCAATTTCATTATCAAATGACATAACAAATCCGAAACTATTATTGTATAATGACATTCTATCTGAGTAAATAATTTTATCATTTAAAGTAATAGTATCTGTTTCAGCATCTTTTGAAATTGAATCAAGTGTTACTATAAAAATATCCATTTTTGAAAAGTTATCATTTTTAGGAATTGTTACAGATGACTCTTCATCAAATCGTAAAACCCCCATTAAATCTATTTCATTATACAATAAATCTATTTCTTCATTTTCAGGAAAATCATAAACTTCATATTTTGGATAAAATCTATGTTTAAACAAAACCATTGCTTCATCTTCAACACCTTCTCCGTTGCCATTTAGAGTAGTATCTAAATATAAAGTGGGGGTAGTCTCAAAAAATGAGGCATATAAACAAGTTCCCGCACCAGTGTATCCATTGACATAATAATTTTCCCATTTAGGATGTGGTAAATCCAAAATACAAAATTCATTTTTTCCTATAACATCATACCCTTCGTTGGCACCGTGATTTATCGTATATCTTTTAATATCGCCTTCATCGGATGAAATAATATAATCTTCAGAATCAGGTGACCCGGCAACACCCCAAAGTAAAAAATGCAATCCTTTATCTTTACATTCAGGTATTGATATTGTTTGTTTATCTAAAAAAAGAAGCATATTATTTTCATCTTTAGAATTCCATTCAATGCTATGAATTTCTGATGATGAAGACTTTATCAATTCTGCCATTTTATTCCTTTAAAATTCACTTGTATTTTTTTCTTGTGCTTTTTTTCTTTTTGTTTGAGCAATCATTTGAAGTATTTCATCAAGATTTTCCTCATCATAATCTTCAATTTCTTCATTTTTTTCAACTTCGCTTTTAGTATGTAATGCTTTAAGTGTCATTTCAATGCTATCCATATCAATTTTTTCTTGAATTTTCATAAGCATATCTTCTGTTCTTTCAAATAAGATTCTCGTTGATTGGTAAAGTTGTAACATCTCACCTGTTTCAAGTTTATCTATCATTCTATCGTCAAATAATTTATCTTCTAATTTTGATAAATAATCTTCAAGAACATTTAGTTTTGCGCTTAACTTTTTAGCAAGTTGAATCAATTGAAGTGAAACTCCTAATCCTGATAATTTAACTCTTTTAATAAAATCCTTATCAGGAATTTTACCTTTAAAAAGTAGTTCTTCAACAATCGCATCATCTTCCTTAGTAAGAAGATTTAACGATTTAAAAGTATCTTGGGTTTCATATTTTTCTTCTTCAAAATTACTTAACTCATCGAAAAAGTTTTCTTCGATGACTTCTGCTTTAATAACATCATTAGACATTTTTACCCTTTACTCGTTTTAAAAGTATTTAAAAGTTAAGCAGGTAAAATGTTTTTAAGTTCTTCAAGTTCCTCATTCCAAATATCAAAAATATCTTTATTTTTTAAATCATCATATTGTTTTTGAAGTTTATCTCTTTGAGATAACAATTCATTTATCTTTTCTTCTGTTAAATTTAATAAATTCATTTGTAGATGTTTTTCAGCAAATTTTATACCTAATTCATTACATTTTTTTAAGATGTTTTCTTTTTTATTTTTATTTATAACTATATTATCATCAATTATATTTTGGATAAATTTTATTCTGTCATTTAAAAAGTCAATTTCTTCTTGCCATTTATTAAGTTGATAATCTTTTCTTTTGTGATAAACTTCAACTCTTTTATTTATAAATGCTTCAAGCAACTCAATTTCATCTTGAAATTCAACTATCTTATTATTTTCATCTATGCAAGTAAAGTTTTCAGTAACTTTTTTGACTAATTTTAATTCTTTATAAATCTTTTCATCATTTCCTGAATTATACCAATCCATAAGTTTTTTACTACGGATTTCAAATCTAAACTCGTCTTTATCACTTAAATCTCTATATGATTGAATAATTTTTCTGTCTTGTAACTTATCAAGTTCTTTAATATAACCTTTTAAAGTGTATCCTATAGGAACTTCTGTGATAACTATTTTATTTTTTTCAACTTCAAATTTCCCAAAAATACTAAAAGACCCTTTTGTCATTTCACTTGAAATTGTCCCATTAAAACCATTATAACCTGGTAAAATACCATTAGGTAAATTTTTATTTTTGATATAATTTTGTAAAACTTCAATAATTTTTTTGGGTTTTCTTGGTAAGATTTTTTGTGAAAATCCTAATGATATACCTTCAGAACCATTTACTAAAATTAAAGGAATTACAGGCATATAATACTTGTATTCAACCTTTTCGCCTTCAAAATAATTTTCTTCTAATACAGGCGAATCTTCACTTCTAAAAACTTTTTTAGCATATTCAGATAAATGACTATAAATATATCTGCTTGCTGCTGGTGCTGGTATAAATCTTGTCCCAAAACTTCCTTCAGGATGTAAAAGATTTATATTGTTACTCCCTACAAAATTTTGGGCAGTATTCACTAAAACACCTTCAAGAGATTTTTCTCCGTGAATATAATTTGTGAAGTCAGCAATGTTACTAACTATTCTTGCCACCTTTACTTCTTTTGTGATATTTTTTTCTAAAAATGTATAAAGAACTTTTCTTTGTGATAACTTCATTCCATCAATATAACTTGCTATTTTTCTAACATTGTCGTAAGAAGCAAATGAAATGTATTCATTTTCTAAAAAGTCTTTAATTGACTTTTTAGTTTTATCTGTTATACTTGAAGTTTCGTTTTCTGTCATTGCTTCGATTGTTTCTAAAATACTCATTTTAACTCCTAAACTTTATTTATATCTAAACTATAATTTTTAAGTAATTCTTTTCTTTTATCACTTTTTTCTTTACTTAACCAATCATCTAAGTCTTTATCATTTTCAACCTTAAATGATATTAACATATTTTCAAAACCTTCTTTTTCAATAACTTGCCCTAATAATTCAGGTGTATATTCTCCTAAACCTTTCATATATTTTAACTCACCTTTTGAAGTGTCAATCTCATCATCAAGTGAAAAATAATAATTTTGAATTTTTTTATTTTTTTGGATTATTATAATAGGTGTTATAAATCTTTTAACTTTTGACAAGTATTCAGGTAAAAACTTATAGAAAAATCCTAACAATAAACCAAATATATGATGTCCGTCAGCATCAGCATCTGAAGCAATAATTATTTCTTGATAATTTTCATTTGAAATAATTTTAAATAACTCACTTAACTCTACATTTTTGTTTAATGCTGAAACATTTACTTCCCAAGCATTTAATGGAACACCTTTTAATTCATAATAACCATTTTCTTTTCTTCCTAATGAAGGTATCAATCCACCAACTGCTGATGCTCCTTCTCCAATAATCAATCTTTTCTTAAATTGAGTTGCAGGAAGATATTTTTCACTTTTTATTTTTTTAGTCGTTTTAGCAAGTTTTTTTAACTCAGCATTCTCTTTTGCTTGTTCTTTAAGTGTAAAATATTCTGTAATACTTAACATTAAATCTTCATCTTTGAGTAATTCTCTAACAATTTTATCCCATTTAACACCTTCAAAAACTTTATCCCAAGTTGATTTAGCATTACTTATCTCAATCTTTTCTTGACTTGTAAATTCAAGTGCAGGGACAAATCTAGCAATAACCATCAATTTTATTTTATTTTTTATATCCGCAGGTTTAATTGTTTTAAATTTTTTAACTAATTTTTCTCTAATTGGCGGAATAATTTTATCTAAAATATAATTCACTTGCGACCCACCATTTCTCGGGTTTATACCATTTATTATAGACAATTGTGAAAAATCATCTGTATCATTTGCTTTTATAATAATTTCAAAATTATCTTTTTTTATGTTACCATATTTCATTTATACTCCTTATATTGGTAAAACAAGATTTTTATCTTCAATTTCATTTAACAATTCTATTACATTTTGTTTCTTTTTAGTGTATAACATTTTACCTAAACATCCAAAACAAAAATGCTGGTCTTCGATTTCAGCATATGTTAAATTATCACCTGTCCCATCATTATAAAAATAATTAGGTTCTTGTAAAATTACTCCACATTTATCACATTTTTTGACTTCACAAATCATAGGTTCTCCTTTTTATAATTACTTTTATAATTATACTAAAAAATTCATTAAAATAAACTTCTGGAAATTGTTTTGTAATTTTTAAATTCATAAATTTTATATTTATCAGGAATTGCTTCAAAAACCAAAATATCATTATTTCTCAGCACTTCATCTATTTCTTTTTTTGTCATAAGCGAAGGAACCAAATCATAACAATTCATTTTATTTTCTAATGCATAAATAGCAGTATAAATATCAATATCATTTTCTGTAAAGTTGATAAGAGTATCATAATTATCTTTTAGTTTATCTAACTCACTTTTTAAAAAGTCTTTTGATGCTTTACCAACGACAACTAATCCTTTTTTAAATTCTCTTATATTAAACCATACATAATTATTTTTTTTGCTTAACTTTTTATTCTTTTTAATGTTTGTATTACTTTTTGAATCAATTATTCTTCCTCCTAAAATTTTAGCAAGGTCAGAAGTATAATTTTTTCTTGAAGATATTTTTCCTAAAATTTTATAATTATAATCAATTTTTTTACAATTACAATTTCCGAATGAATTATTTTTAAAAGGTTTATAATCTACCTCGTGGTGCCATCTATTAAATTTGTATTTTAGTTTAGTGTATTCAGGATAAGTTTTCCAAAGCATATAAGATTTAGGAAGGGTTCCCTCTTGAAAATAAAACTCATCACTATTACCACCACTTAACACCTGAGTTGTCATTTTATCACCTATAAACATATTCCATTGAATAGTTGAATACCCATTTGTAAGAACATCAAGTGATAAGATTGTATCTTCATTATAACGACCTCTCCACCTAAAAGGTATATTATTGCGAATAAGCAACATTGAATAAATTCTTGTATTTTTTACATAAGGTTTATTCTTATTTTTAAACATTACGAAGGTTTCATAATTTAAACCACTTATTGCTATATTATCATAATTTTCCATAAACATTTCAGGGAGTGCAAAAATAGATTCATCAATCAAAAAACCTTTATTGTCAGTATAAAAGTGGAAATTACGGATATTATCATCTAAAACCCAATGAAATTCATAACCTTCTTTAATTGAAGTTTCCCAAGCAAAATTCCTTGCTGGACCCGGACCAGTGGATTTTTCAAGACCATAGTCATCTAATTTCTCATAATCTTCTTTATATTTATTATCAAGAATAATAAGTTCTTCAGGTTTAAAATTTTGAAGATATTTATCATATTCTTGTTCTTCGACTACAATGCGGAATTTAACATTCATTGCTGCTAATTTTTTTGCTGTTATACAATTATCCCATCGTCCTTTTGACACGATAAATATAGGATATTTTTGCTTAACTTCAAATGAAACTACCTCATCTATATTTTGAATTTCAAGATTTGGATAATAACATAAATAAGTTTTTCTGTTACCTGTGAATGGTATTTTAATTTTTTTAAATTTATCTTTATATTTTAAAAAATGTTCTGTGTCTTTAAATTCTAAATCAATCATTTGTTTATAACTTTTTTTGACACCCCATTTATAGGTCGGAAAATTTATTTTATTAAAAACTTCATCATTATATATTTCTGTAAAAGAATTTTTTGTTTTTAATAAAGATATTTTTTCTTCATCAACTTTATAATTATAATCATTTTTTAACGGAAAATCTTTTTTAAAAATTTCATCTAATTCATTTTTTACTTCTAAGTTTTTATCATTAACATAAACACGGACAACCATCTTTACTCCTCAATAAATTCATCAACATCAATATGATTATTTTCAAAAATAACTTCTCCGTTTAAAAGCAACATTTCTATATTATCATCAGGCAACACTTCAACCCATAATTTATCGTCGTCAGAAGTCAGTACTGAACCGTCAAATGAAGTTATTTTATCTATATTTACATTTTTTACTAATTCATGTGATAAAAATTCGTCAAGTGATTTAAATTGTTTTTTAATAAATTTCATTTTTATTCCTTTATGTTTTATAATATAATTATATCAAAAAAGAAAATAAAAGTCAAGGACTTTTATTCTTTTATTTCAAATTCCTCAAGATTTTCAAAATCAATTTTTAGAGAATTCAATGATTCATCTATATTCCAAGGTATTGCTTTTTTTGTTTTCATATCCATTGAAAGAATAGTGATAGCAGTTAAAAGTTTTATTTCCGGAACAATTCTATAAATAACCTTAAACTTAGATTTTGTAAATGTTAAGGCAACATCTGTTCTGCCTTTGAATTTGCCTTTATTATATTTATATAACATTAAATCTAAACCTTTTGAAATTTTCTTCTCAGCAGTTTTCCAATCTAAATCTGTTCTCTCTTCCACTTTTTCAGCAAAGTTATGGTCTTTTGTATTATAAAAAGTTATCCTAAACCCATAATCATTTTTACCAACATATTTCATTCTTTTAAATTTTTTAGCAGAAGAACTATCTCCTTTTCTAACAATGTTTATTGCTTCAAGAATTTCTTTGAGCATAATAATCCTTTTTTGATTATTTAAAACGATATAATAATTCTCCGTGCCCGTCTTCTTGGATATTTAACTTGTATTCAATTGAAGCAATTTGTCCTTGTGAATGCACTTCATTGAGATTAAATGCTTTTAATCCGAAGTAGCATATTACTGCCATTAAATTCATTTTGACTCCTTAAAATTTATTTATGAATTCATTTATTTTAAATCTTATCTTATCAAACAATGAGATTTTTTTACAATGTGATTCATAGAATTCTTCACCTAATGATGTTATCGTCCATTTATCGTCCTCAATTTTTATGAAATTATTATTTTTAAACATTTCAAAAAATAAATCACCTATATTGTCAATCAATTCCAGGACATTACCTTTTTTCTTATCTCCTAGATATTTTATTGCATATTTAACATCAGTCATTTTTTTCATCTAAAACTCAACTTCCGAAGATTTGACAATTTCATCATTAAGTATAAATTTTATTTCAGGGTAAGTTTCTGCCAATAATCTAATTCTTGTTTTAATAACTTTTAAATCATTTTCAGAAAATTCTTCTTTATCAAATCTATTAAAATCAGGTTCACAATAAACATAAACACCACTTGATGAAATTTTAGATTCTTTTAAATTGAATTTTGAAGCGTTATCTTCCCATTCGCAAGTTACTTTTAAATTATTATTTTTATTTTCACCTATAAACTTTTTTGAAAAAATATTTGTTAAAGCAGCACCCATCCCATTTGTCCCAATGGATTTTCTATTGTCATCATTAAAATTACTTCCTGCTCTCAATTCACTCCAAGCAACTTCACACATATATTTATCGTCAATTTTTTCATTTGGGATTCCTCCTCCGTTATCTTCCACACTAAAATAATTTTTTTGTAATTCAATTTTAATTTTTGGATTTCCTTTTGGTGCTTTAAGATTATTATCTACAAAATAATCTACACTATTATCCAAAATCTCCTCAAAAATTTTAACTAATCCAGGGGTATATGATATTTTTTGATTGACATATTTATTATCTTCAACTAAATATCTTTCCTCATCGATAACCTTTATGCTTCCTATATAAACATTTGCTCTTTTTAACACATGTTCCTTATCTGATAGCACTTGTATTTGTCTCATCTGCTCTCCTTTTTACCCAAATTTTTTCATTATGAACTATTTTTTGCACATACCCGTGTTCTATAGCAATTCTTGCTGTTTCTTCTTCCATTTTTTTAGCATTATACAAATACAAAAAAAGTGAAACCATTATGCTTATAAATATCAATCCGCCTATAGCATCTGAAATTGTTTCATTCATTATTTCTCCTTAACCTTTTATATCAAAATTAAAATCTGTTTCAGGAGTATTTAGTAACTCATCAAGAGTTTTTTCAATACTTTCTTTAATAGTTTTTTCAATAGATTTAACAGATATATTTTTACCCATTAACTCACTAATTTTTTCAAGGTATAATTTTTCCATTGATTCAAATTTTTTTAATAACATTTCGTTATTTTTTTCAAGTTCTTTAATAATTTTATCTTGTTTTGAAACCACACTATCTTTACCTAATTCAGCATCAAGAACTTTTGTATTTTCAAGTCTTCTTATATATTCTTTCATTTTTTCATTTTCTTTTTTTAAAAACATATTTTCTTCATTCATATCTGAAATTGATTTCATCAAATCTTGTTTTTGTTTTTTGCACTCGTTTATTTCTTCAACTTGTTCGTTATAGTAATTTATAAATTTTGATAATTCATCTTTTCTAACTTCATAAACATTTCCTGTAAGTCTGTCAAGTGCTCTAACTTCTAAATTAAATTTACTCATGTGTAATCCTTTTTATGTTATTTACAATATAATTATAACATAAAAAAGAATAAAAGTCAAGAACTTTTATGAATTATTTTTGATTTTTTCAATAATTTCATTAAGTTCTTTTTCCATATTTGAAATTTTATTTTTTAATCTCATATTTTCATCATTTAAATCTGAAATTATTTTGTCTAATTCATCTATTGACTTTTTAGCGTCCAAAAGTGAATTAAGTTTATTTTTAAATTCATCAAAAATTTTAATCATCTTTAACCTTATTTTTTGTATTTTTTGTTTTTTTATTTTCAGGTTTAACTTCACAACCTGCTAAAAATTCAGCAATATGTTTAGGTGAGATTTTATAAACTCTTGATGAAATTTTATAACATCCTAATTTTCTTTTTTTGATATAATCTCTTACTGCCCAATCTGATAAACCTAAAAATTCAGCAACTTGCTGAACTGTCATTAACTCATCCATTTATTCTCCTTAAAATAAAATTCCTTCTTCTGATATATTTTGATATTTTATGTATGAATAATCATTAAGATATTTTTCTTGTTTTTCTTTTTCAACTTTTCTTGCTGTAATTTCATTCCTTGCTCCTGTAAAAGCGAAGGTTGATAACAATGTAAATCCGCCTGAAATTTTACCACTTTGCCAATCAAATAAATCTACCTTAGGAACATAAAATATAACTTCATCTTCAGGATTTATATCACATTTCAATTTATTGTAAAAAGTTATTAAGTATCTATTTTCATCAAGTTTTTCGCAAGTTTTGACTGAATAAGTTCTGTTATGAATTTCAAGCATTTCATATTCTTTAAAACATCTATTCATAATTAACTTATTATCTTTTTGATTTCCTTTTTCAAGAACAAACTTACCTGATTCAACTTTTTTGAAATTATTTTTTACTCTATAAGGTTTGAATTTATACCAATTTGTAAGAAATAAATAAGTCCCTGAACTTCTCATTAAATCTTTAACCATTCCATAATAATTTTTGAAATTAGGTTTATTTAAAATTTTATCTTGAATTGTCATAAAAGCAACCGCTAATTCTTCTGAGACGACTTTTTTGTCTTTACCTTTATTGGCATCCATATCACGAAGAATTAAGGAAGTTACTTGTTTATCATCCATATACATTCTTTTCTGTTTTGCCATTTTTATTCCTTTTTTATTTTATAATTATAATATAAATTTAAAAATAAATTAACTTTTTATTTAGGGGGACTTATTTTTTCATCAAGTTGATATCCAACTACTTGAAAATCAATTGAAAATGTTTGATTTCCTGAACTCCCATAACTATTAACCCATTTAGGTAATGATTTTGGATATAATGTAAAACTTCCTCCAAAAACTTTTTCTCCATCGGGAGTGTATCTATTTATTTCTAATTCAATTGAATACTTATGCAAATTACCTGGCGCTATACCTGTAAATTTTCTTAAATTAGAATCGGTAACTATTTTATTAAGTGTTTGATAGATTTTTCCGTCTTCAACTTCAATAAATGTAATTGAAACTTCTTTAGGAGGTTTCCAAGATTTCGGATATTCGATAGCAAAAAAATCAAAATACTGAACAGAACTATAATCAATTGAACCCTCATCAATTGATATTTCTTCAATTAACATAAATTCATTACCTGCTGAACCTACAAGATTTAAATCATTGGCATCAATTGATAGGTTTTCCCCGACACTAACTATTCTTGCATAGAAAGTGTCGGTTCTAGCAGGAGGTTTATAAATGGATTTGACATTTATGTATTTTGTAAAATCACCCATTTAAAACTCCTTTATTTTTACCAATTACCTGATGCTTTACCTTTATCTTCAAAATAAGAGAAATCAGCATTGAATGTATATTGTAATGGCGCAACTTCTTGCCCTAATTCCATAGAATAAGACATTGTTAAAAGACAATTATCAAATGTCCAGGTTCTCCAAACTGTATTTCCGTCATTATCATAAAGATTTACTGTTATTGTATATCTTGAAGGCGAATATGAAGTGTTTCTAACACCATCGGCATCTTTTGCTTCTCCACCTTTAAAATAACCACTCATTAAACTTCTATAAAATTCAGTAACTTTCCCGTCTTCGTCTTCAAATACTGTCCAAGTAAGAGTTCCATTTTTTGCGATTTTTCCAGGAAATGTAAAATGATAACCCATAACATCTATTTCAACTTTTTCCATTTCAATTTCGCCAGGAATACCACTTATTGAGTCCGTAACAAATTTTACTTTATCAGATATTGAAGTTTCCGCTAAACCTTTGTCGGCAAGTTTTATTTCAATTTCCCAGAATTGATTTGTTTTAACAACTCCAACATTTTCCTTAACATTATTATATTTTCTAACTTCTAATGCCATTTATTTTTCCTTTATAAAGTCAATTACGGATTATACCGTAATTGCTAAACTTTTATTGAATACTGCTAGAGTAACTTTTATTTCATTTATGTCCATAGTAGGTTGAATTCCTAAGAAAATAGGTAACTTTCTGTTATCAATATCAAAATCTGTAGGACTAACAACACATTTGAAGTCATAAACTCCGCCTTTTGCTTTAATTGAATTACTCATAAAATTATCAATCGTTGTTTTAATTCTGCTCCAAGTTGCAGGATTATTGTAATTGAATAATTCATATTTTAAGTAACTTTCTAAACCATATCTAATTGCCATTAACAAGAATGCTACACTTCTAAGTTGTAACGGCGACGGTTTAGCATACATTGTTCTGTTACCCCAAATAATTAAACCTTGTCCTTGTTTATAAATTATCGGATTGATTCTATTATCTACAACTACATCAAGTTCTCCATCGCTAAATTGATGTTTAATTTCAAGTCCTAAAACTTTACCTCTAACTAAACCTGCTGCAGGAGTAAATAAACTATAATTTCTATGAACGAAGTTTTGACTAATTGCCCCATAAGTTGAAGGTGCCGTCCATACATATTCTTTATTATAAGGACAGTATTGTTTTACCCATCCTGTAAATAATGAACCTAAATGTGAATTTATCATCAATTTATTAGCATATTCACCTGTCGCTGTTAAAGCATCAGCACTTTCTTCAGCACTTGGGTCCATACTCCAATAACAATGTGTGTTATTTTCACCTTGAGCATTTGCTACTCTTAACATTTCTTGAGCATAAGCAGGAATAGTGTAACCACCATCTAATAATAATTGCACAGGTGTTTCAGTGTTATTGCTTAACTTTCTCAATGCCATAATCATATCTGCTAAACTTACAGGACTACCATCATCTGCTTTATCCATAAAATTTACACCAGCATCTAAAACTACACCATTTGAAGTCCCGATAGCAACATAATCTCCGATATGCTCACCTGTTAAAGGATAACTTAGAATTGTGTATGGGTAATATTGGTAACCATCTACAATATGATTATCAACATCAGTTAAATCTTTTTGCCATTTATAAACAATCCAACCTTTTTCATTAGCATCATCGTAAGAATAATCTCTTTGAATAGGTCTGTCTAAAAATACTTGATTATTGTCTGAATCGATATCTTCAATTGTATATAATTCATATAAATCTGTCCCATAAACAACATCGCTTGTTTCATAATTTGGAGCAAATTTAATAGTATCTCCGATATCTAATCCGTCTGTATCATTTAAGAAAACTTCAATATCACCTACGAATAAATCTTCTTTTGTTTCAAGTTTATCCCCATCGTCATTTTTAGCAGGATAAAAAATCATATCTTTATTTTTTCTCCAAACTGAATAATCAGTAGGTTTCGGATTTAAAACTTTCCCATCAACAGTTTTAGCAAAAATGTTATCTTTTACTTGAATGTATTCAGAAAAACCATTAACAACTGTCTCAATATATAATTTCTTTCCAAATCCATCAACAAATTCTCTATCTTTTGAAACTAACCATCTTTCTACTTCTGCACCATCTTCATAAACTACAAGATAAAATGCTTTCATATCAGGGTAATCTTTAGATTTTTCAATCCCTATTTCAAGTGAATTATTCCATACACCTGGATTCACACCTGTTACCATAAATGAATACATTTGTTCCCAAATTGAAACTTTTGTAATTTTATAAATAGTATCAGAACTTGCTACTGTTACAGGTTGTTTAGTTGTAACAAAATATAAATCTATTTGGTCTCTGAATTTTTGAATTGCTGTATCATCAGTTTCTTCGTCATCGTCATCAAGAACAACGATTTCGTCCCCGTCGTGGAATTCATCAGCATTATCAACTATAATAAATGGTGCTTCATCTCCGTCTATTAAAACAATTGCTGTAGCATCATTTGATTTATTTTTAACCTTAGTTCCTTTTTTAACAGTTAAAGTCGTTTGATTACCATCACTATCTTCATCAAAAACAATTCTGTCAAATTTGTGAGCACCAGGTTTAACATCTAAAACTTCAACTATTTTGAAACCTTCTTCATCAACATCGTAATCTGTAATTTCAGCATAATCATCTTTATCAGAAATAACAATTTTTTGACCTGCTGCGATATTTTTAGGTTCTCCACTTAAAACAAATTCATATGAATTTATTGAAGTTGCTCCAGGTTTGTCAAGTTCTTTTTCAACTTGAACTAATTTTTCTTTTTGGATGAAATTGTAACTATCAAATTCATCTTGTGTCAATCCTTCTTCAAAAGGTTCAACCACTTTCTTAACATCGTCGTCATATTCAGGACCTATATTAAAGTTACCACCTCTAACAAGAACACCACCATATTTTATATCATCTGCTGCTGCTCTAACAGTCCAAACTTTATCAGTTGATTTTAAAATATGAACGGCACTTTGATTTTCAGGGTATCTTAAATCAGGTGTTCCATAAACATTGATATATTGACCTTCAGAAGTCATAAGTCTTGGCACATTTACAGGCCCTTTTTTGCTTCTTACTACAATACCAGCAAAAATACCTGATAATCCTTGGATTACGGCACTTCTATCTTGTGTAGCAAATACAACTTTTGCTGCTCCCATTTAATTTCCTTTAAACTTTATTTTTTAACCTAAAACATTCATTTGAGCACCTTTTGGTAACTCTTGTGAAATTTTGATTATTTGATTCTCATCTACATCTAAAACAATTCTTTCTTTGATACCTATTAAGAATATATCTTTATGAGCATTTTGCCCTTTCGTATCAACCATAAATTGTCTTTCACTACCATTGTAAATTTCAATTTTAACCATTTTATACTTTCCTTTTATATTTAAGTATTTATATTATTTAAACTCTCACAACTCTCTTCTATTATAAGATTTGTATCTTGATTGACATCACAAATTTCTCTGCACGCCAATGTAGATTCATTATATAAAGTTATATCTTCTAAATCCATTGATTTATCAAGAACATTAACTTTTAAATCAACCACTTCAATTTTATTATTTGCTAATTCATAAAATGGACTAAAAAATACACCGTCAATTTTAACTGAAAATTCTATAAGTGTCATACTCCCATATGAAGCAATGTCTATATATTCAATAGATTCTATATTTTCATAATGGGTATTATAATTTATAGGAACCTCAACTTTTTCATCTATAATATAATTTATTTCAATAGGAGGATTAACACCACTAAATTCTAAATTAAAAAGTAATTCAATCAAATAAATAACTTTACTTTCTGAGGCAAAAAGTTGAAATGTGAAGTTTGTTTCTCCATAAAAAATTTGTCTTAAAGTTATTTCATCATCAACTTCTATGTATTGTGTTCTTACAGGTGAACTCCAATTGTGTCCTTTTTCTTCAGATTTAACAATAGGGTCTCTTTTCCAAACACACAGACTTATATTATCGTTATATTCACCTATAAGTTCTTTAATGGCATCCGTAGTTTTTGTAGTATTTATTTTTGAAATTCTATCTTTCCTGAATTCTTCGATAAAATCCATTGAAGGACTATATTTAAAAGGTATATCTAACCCCATTTTTTCAAGAAATAAAGTTTTAAAATAATTTATAACTCCTGCTTCAAATTCTTGTGTCATTTTTGTCCTTGTTTTAAAATTATTTAATTATAATAAATCAATTGCTTTACTCCAACCTGTATTTCCTCCAGATTTAAGTGCTTCCATAACATTATCAAACATTTCTTTACCCTCATCTCTTAAATCTGTTATATCAAAAGGTAATTCCGATAAAGCAAAATCGTTTCTGTTATGACCTATATAAATATACGATAAAGCAGTTATTAAATCTAAAAATAAAGTATCATCATAATTTATATCTTCAAGAACAGGATTACATAAAAATTCTATATAATAAGTAGAACTTGCATCAAAATTTGAAAATGAAGTATTTAAAATTTTTCTTGTTTTATCAAATTCCCATCTCCACATAACTTTTAAATCATCACGAACATCAGCAGGATAAGTTCTAAAATTACTATAAAAAATACCTGAAATGTTTTGCACCGTTCTTTCAATTCCTAACTCATCAACCATTGTATTAAATTTCATATAAGTTGATGAAATTAAAACAGGCGCTAAAATAGTTACAGGATTATATTTACCATAAATACCAAATGCTCTTTTTAATAAACCATCTAAAATAGGCTCTTTAATTTCAAAATTTTCAAGTCCTACAAAATACTGATTTGTATTAACTAATATATAATCCATTAACTCCGTTTTTGTCATGTGTATCCTTTTTTTAAATTAACAAAAGAGAAAAACTTAAATAAGTTTCCCTGCTAATGTTCCTGATTTGTTTTCAGTAATTGCTTTTGAACCTTCATCTTCTAAAAGTTTTTCAGCAAGACTTTTTTTAGTTTCACCTTCATTAACTTCTTCTTCTTTAGGTTCGTCTTTAACTTCACCTTCAGATTCTACAACTTTTTCAATTTTTGTTTTTCCACCTAAAAGTTTTTCAGCAAGACTTGATTTAGTTGATTGAGTTTCGTCATTTTCAACGATTTCTTTTGAATCTTCATTTAAACTTTCTTTAATTTTTTCAATCATTTTTTCTTCAACTAATGCCATTTCACTTTCTTTAATAATATAAAATTCTTCTTTATTTTTCATTGCTTCTGTCAATTCAGCAAATTTATCTTCACCTAATGCTTCAGCAAGTTTTTCATCATATTTTTCAACCATTTTATCTTCAACTTCTTTAAGTTGTGATTCTTTGATTACAAAAATTTCTTCATTATTTTCAATTGCTTCTTTGATAATTGAGAATTTTTCACCTAATGCTTCTTCATATTTAGCATCAATTTCTTCAACCATTTTATCTTCAACTTCTTTAAGTTGTGATTCTTTGATAACGAATGCTCTTTCTTTTGATTTTAATAATTCTGAAACTTGTGCCTCACTCATTCCGAATTTTTCTTTTAAAACTTCAATTTGAGTTTCAGCATATTTTTCTAAAAGTTTATTTTCAACTTCTTCAATTTTTGATTCTTTAATTACAAATGCTGTTTCAACTTCATCTTCTGTAAGGCCCCATTTTTCAAGTAACTCTGCTCTTGCTTTTTTAACTTCATTTTCAATAATTGTTTTGAATTCTTCTTCTTTTAAAACAACATTTTCCATTAAAATGCTCTCAAATGCTTGAGCATATGCCTCTTTTTGAATTGAAGCAATTTTTTCTTCAATTTTTTTACTTTCTCTTAAATCTTTGATTGCCATTTATTATCCTTTAAATCTTATTGTTATAACTTCATCAGTAACTTCTACATCACAACTTGCGAATATAGTATTTTCATTATTTTTAATAAATTCTAAAATATCTTCGCTAAATGGAATTTCAATTGTATCATCAGCAACAATGCTAATTTCTACTGAACCATTTGTTTCTTTATCTATTAAAGCAGCGATGCTTTCAATATCATCAATAGTTTCATTTCTTGCCCCATCAGTAGGAACTTCACCTAAATCGTCAGCACTACCATCAGCATCTTCTGTGAAACTATTATCAACATCCACTAAAAATATATCTTGAAGTAATAATGCCCACTCATCAATAATAACTAATTCACCTAATTTATAAAATGGTGCTAAAAGCATTTTTAATTTTTGAGAATTGTAATTTTTACTTCTAACAATTGTTCCACTATCATTTACTTCTAAATCTTCAGGTTTAACACCAAATTTTGATAATAAAACTTTAATTTCTTCAACATCAACATCCGCAGCACCATCTGCTCTTTTAATAATTAACCCTTCAGGTATTTCTTTTAAAACTAATGTAGAATCTGCCTCTACAAGTTTTTTAATATCATTAAAATTTAATTTCATTCTGTTTCCTTTTTAGGTTTTCTTCCTCTTCTTTTAGGTTGAGTTTTTTTATCTTCTTGTTTAGTTTCGTCTTTTACAGACTCAACTTTTGTTTCTATTACAGGTTCTTTTACCTCAACTTTTTCAACTTTTGTTTCTTCAAAAATTGTTTTTTTAGGTTGAGTTTTTTTAATATCTTCAGGATTTATTTTTTTAATTTCTGAAGGTATAAATCTAACTAATTTCTCATCAATTTGAACCTGACTTAAAGGCCCAATTTGTAAATGTGTATAATCTTTTTTAAGAACACTAATAATTTTTTTAGTTTCATTTTTTAAAATTATCATAATTTTCCTTTATAACTTTTACTATTATTTAAAAAATTTTTAATTATTTTTCTCGTTTTACTTTTTTCATGTGAAGTTCCCAAAAGGGAACCAAAAATCAATTTAATTAAATGTTAGCATTTAAAATTTTGATTTTTGTGCTTAAATTAGGCATAACTGATTTAATACCAACCATTGCTGCCGCTGCTTTTTGTGAATTTAACGGGTTATGGTCTTGTCCGCTGAATGTATCAGTTACGAATAAAGGCATATACGGTGAATATACAACAGATGCTGTAAATACATCATCACCTTTACTAACTAAAATCATTTCATCGTTTGGCATTACAATACTTCTGATAATTGGTCTTCCATCAAGTGTTCCGTAGAAGTGTGTTCCTAATGCTGCTTTTACATCAGTCGCAGGCACAAATCCTGGTAATGCTCTTAAAAGTCCAGCAACAGTTGTTCCAACTACATAAACGATTTCTCCACCTAATCTACCACTTTGTTCTAAGATAGTGTTTTCTGCTTGTGCAATTTTAGCACTAAAACTTAAAAGGTGTTCCATATATGACACACCATCTGGCGCTTGTTTATCCCACTCTAATGTTCCTGGAGTATGTAAATATAACTCTCTGATTACATTTGTAGATAAGTTTGTAGTCAATTCAGTAACTAAATCTTTTGCTAAAACTTCTTCAGCATTGATATTGAATCTTCTACTCATTTCATATGATTTGAATAATCCGATTTCAGTTCTTAATCCATAAGTTCTTGCTGTAATTTCAGTTGAATCGAATTCAGTTTGAACTGTTTGTAATTCATTTAATTCTTCAAGGTTTGTCGCATAAGTTGTTTTGATTGCAACTCCGTCACCTGGTGCTGTATCAAATGAAACTTTTACTTCTCCATTAACATAATCAATTGAACCTTTTCCACCTACACCAATTAAATTTCCTTGTCCGTCATCTACAAGTTTAGTGTCAGGTTGGTCATCAACTGTAACTAAAATTGTTCTAACTCTCGCAGGAGCATATTTGATTACATAAGTGAAATCTGTAGCACTTCCGTCACCTTTAGCATCTACTTCATTGTTAATCATTTCCCCAGCGAAGTCTTCTGCTAAACCAACTCTACCTTCTTGTGCTGATAATAAAGTTTGTCCGTCATTGATGTTACCTCTTGTAGTTTTAGAGATTACATTTTTAAACCATACAAGACCTTTTCTTTCATTGATAGGTTGAACTGATGCGATTAAAGGCACTACTGAACTTGTCGCTGATGCCGCGATTACATCTAAACCAATTTTTGGTAAAACACCTAAATCATCTGCTGAACCATTTGCTTCTTTAAATTGTCTCCAATTTTCAAATTGTGCTAATTGAGCACCTAATGCTGCTAAATCGAAATCTGAAACAGTGTTTCCTGCTTTTGATTTTACTGATTTTGCTTCGAATAAATCAAAATACTCTTGATATTTTTTTTCATATTCACTTAAATTTTTAAGTGCTGATTCTGTCATACTGAACATAATTTAATTCCTTTTTTATAAGTTTTTGAGTTTGTTTTTAATATAATATAGTTTTGTTTTTGTAAGCATTTTGTGCTACCTACATTAAACACTTCAAACAACTTTTTTAATTGTCTCAAATGTTTAATGTAGGTCAAAATGCTTACATTAAACTAATTTTTCTGCTAAACTCTTTTTCTTTTTTGTTTTTTCTTGTTTTGAAATCTGTAAATCATACCCCATAGTTTCATATAAACTTTGTGATTTTTCAGATTCCATATTTTCTAAAACTTGTTTAACCTTATTTATATCATCAAATTTATTTAAAGTTTCTGAAATAATTTTTTTGTCAAGTTTATATAAACTCTCAAGATATTTTAGTTTATATTCATTAACTTCATTTGATAATTTTACATTAGATTCTTCAAGTGTTTCAATAATCTTATTTTCTTTTTCTAATGTTTCATTTAAGTTATTTAATTGAGATGTTTTTTCATTTTCAAGTAAAGTAATCATTTCATTACTTTTATTTAATTCTTCTTGAAGTTTTTCAATAGTTTCAAATGTCTCATCTACTTTTTGTTTTAATGAATTGTTTTCTTTAACTAATTCATTATTTTTAGTATTTAATTTTTCTTCAATAGAATTTATTTTTTCATTATATTCTGAATGAATTTTTTCCTCAATTTTCTTTCTTTCTTCATAAAGTTTTTTTGAAACTTCACTCTCAATAATCTTTGATTGTGTTTCTTTAATTGTCGCAAGTTTATTTTCTAACAATTGTTTTGATTTTTCAGTTTCACTAATTTTTTGAACTAACTCTTCATTTTTTGATGATAATTCATTATTTTTAGTATTTAATTTTTCATTATTTGATTTTAATGTTTTAACACTTTTTTCAAGCAATTTATTTTTTTCTTCAATTGATTTTAATAACTCATTTTTTTCTTCAATTTCAGAAATAAAATTTTCTTTTAGTAAATTAAATGATTCTAAAATTTTATTTTTTTCATTTTCAGTTTCTATAAGTTTTTTACCTAAATCTTTAATAATTTCATTATAAGATTCTTCAAGGTTTTTTAATGCTTCATTAGACTTTTCTTGTTCTTGTTTAATAATCAGATTTGAATTTTTATCTAAAAGATTATCAAAATCAGATTTTTCAACTTTTTCAGAATTGTTTTTAATGATTGAAATAATTTTTTTTGCTTCTGTTAAAAACTCATCATTATTTAAAACTTCTTCTAATTCATCAAGATTTTCAATTGTCAATTCAGTATTATCTGTATTGATAAATTTTAGCATTTTTTCAATAATTTTTTCTTTTTCTTTAATTAGATTATTTTCTTTAACATATTTTTCAATTATTGAATTTAAAAATTTTAATAAAGTTTCATTTGTTAAATTTTCATAATCATTTTTTTCAGAACCTTTGTCATCTTTTACTTCTTTATCATCTTTTTTAAGGACTTCATCTTGAAGTTTATCATTTTCTTCGCTTAAATTTTTTACAATTTTTTTGTATTTTTCAAGTTCCTCAGTCAATTTTTTATGAAGTTCTATGCCTTCAATTAAAGTGCATACTCCGTCCTCACATAAGTGAATTTTACTTTCTTTAAGTTTTTCAATATCTTCATTATTTTCTTCTTCAAGTTTTTCAATAAGTTTAACATCAACATCAGCAATTCCGGGTTTGATAACAAAATCAATACTTTCTAATTTGAATGTTTTTGGATTGATTACTTGATATCTTTTCCCGTCAATTTCTTTTGCTTCATTAACAAATTCTCCAAAACCTCTTGTAGAAACTTTCATTTTGCTACCAGCACTTAACACTGTTTTTAAAATTCTACCAGCAGGAGTGTCTAAAATTTCATATCTTGCATAACCATATCCGTCTTTGCCTAATTTTAAATCAGTTACAATATGTGAAACTTTCCCGTCTTGAAGTAACTCGTCAAGAGTATAATTTTCAGGATGACCTATACACCCAAACATTAACCTATCTCTAAGCATTTCTTTAACTTCATTATCTGATAAAGCATTTTCCCATAATTCTTTTGCATAAAATCTACCATTTCTGCTAACACCATCTAAAACAAATGATTTACCTTCAACTACACCAAGCACTTCAAATTTACTCGATGAAGTTGGATTATAACCTTCATCTATTTTATTTTGATATTCTTCAACAGAATAAAATTTATTATCAGATACAAATTCATCAATAATTCTAATCATTTTTTACCTTTATTCACTAAAAAATTCAAATAATTCAATAATGATTTCTTTAGATTTGATTTCATCTTGTTTATATAAATTATTTAACATTTCTTTTTCAATTATTTCACTATATTTTAAAAACAATTCAAACATTTTTAAAAATTCAGCGATGTTTCTATAATCTGCCTCAAAGTATTGTAACTCTATCAATAAATGTGTTTTTATTGAATTTAAAGCAGTTAAAACACTAATCATTTCCGAATAATTTAAAACATCTTTTTCTTTTAAAGTATTTAAAGATTCTAAAATTTTTTTCTTAAATCTTTTTTTATGTGTAGAAAGTTTCCATTTATTGAGACCATTTTTTAATTTTTCTTTATCAAAATTCTCAACCTCAATTTTTTCAAATTTTTTAGCAAGTAAAATTTTTTTTACAAATTTTGATTCATCAAGTCCAAGGACTTGATATTCAAACTCATCTGATTCATTTTTAAATTTTATCATAATTACTCCTCGTCTTCGCCTTCGTTTTCATCAACGACAAACATAGGTTCCCCAAATAATTTTTCAAAAGATTTATTGTAATACTTAACTAATGCTTTTTGATTAACTTTTACACCTAATTCTTCTGCTTCATCGGCAATATCACCTACAAAAGATTTGATTGTGTCCATCATATCAATTGTCATAGATAAGTATTCAACTTTTTCTAAATCGTTAAGATTTACTACATTTAAGAATTGAATATCAATATGTCTGATAGAAATATCGTGTCCTTGATTTTTCAAGTGTATTAAAAAAAGTTGCTGTAATGAATTTATTAACCCTGTTTGAAATGTTTTTAATTTTTTTGAATATCTTACACTATTTTGAATAATATCCATTCTTCCTGCTGAGTTATTGAATATATCTTCAGGATATCCGTTTGTAGTTAAAATTACATTTCTTAAATCTTCAATTTTTGTAAATAAATCTTCTAAATCTTCATAAACACCATATTCTTGTTTTTCAAGTTGCCCTTTATCTCCCCAACTTGGGACAACCTTAACATTGTTTGTATTTTCTAAAATACTATTTAAGGTATCTTTTATATTTTCAAAATCAAATTCAACTTTATTAAGTGATTTATTTACCAATTTTTCATAACTTTTAGCAATGTTTATTGCTTCTTCAGGACTAACTGAATCAGGTATTGACACACCTAAAACATTTTGTTTAGTTGCTTTTTTAAGAAGATTGATATAAACTAAACCTTCTAATAAATATAATGTCCTTAACAATTCAATTACAGGATTTAGAATACCTTGCCCTGTTTTGAAATAAACTGCTTCCTCATCGTTTAATTCAACTTTTACTTTCTTTCTTGAAGTTGAAAAACCAAAAAATACATATTTATAAGCAGGTTCTTTATAAATTTTATTATCTTTTATAACATTATAATATAAAACTTGATTATCTCGCCATATCGGAATTATTTTAGTAGGGTCTGTGTCGTCGTGAATGTTTATAATACCTTTTAAGACTTTATCACTATCTATTGTTTCAACATCAAGTCTAAGGTAATGAGAACCATATGCTAAAATATCAGGTGCTATATCTATTAAAAGTTTTTCTATATTAAAATTTTTTTTAAAAAGATTTGCTTCTTTTGTAGCAACTTCATTTACTGTATCGTCTTCATTTTTAATAGTTACCTTAAAAATTTCATTTTCACTACCCACAGGATTTAAAGCATCATCAATAATTCTGCTTATCATCATTTGTGAAAGATAAAAATCTTTCAATTCTGAAAGAAGTTTATGGGTTTTAACTAAATCATCTCTTGTAGATAAAAGTGCTAAATTAACTTTTTTCTGTGAATCTGATTCATTACTATTAACATAATCGCCTGTGGCAGGGTCTTTTTTTGTATTCATCCAATAGAATAATTTTTGTGCTGCTTTATTCCACATACTCATCTTCTGCTCCTCTTTTAAATTTATTTAATTTAATTTTCAAGATAATCAATTGTAATTCCTCCTCTTGAAGTTATTGCATCGTATAAATCATCACCTGAACTTACACCTGATTTTATTTTCAATTCTTTTACAAAGTTATTATCCTCTAATTTATCATATTTAATTTGATTGAAGTTATAAATAGCATTAGCAATAGGGTCTGTTAAATCTTTTGACACATTTAAATCTCTTTCTTTTAAAACAGGAACATTACTTTTAACACCTTCAAGGTGGTCTATTTTTTTCTCATTTTCAATTAAGCAACTTATTTCTTCTTTTAAAATCATATTATTTGGAAGTTTTACTCTTCCTTCTTCAATAGCATATCTAAAAGCATAATAAGGTTTTTTGTTTTTATCAACTGATGATTCTTTTATATTAAACCCGTCTTGTTCTAAAATTTGAATAGTATCAACAGATTGATAACCATCCGTAACAATCAACTCAATTTTAAATCCTATTCTTCTTAAATCTCTTATAAAATCTCTTATTTTTTCAAGTCTTATTTTTTCACCTGGGTTGTCAGGCATAAAGGCAATAACAAGGTCTGCCCAATATACAAAATCTTCATAAGTTGAAATTTTACCATCTCTAAATCTATCAACTTTTTTCTCAGAAACTCTGTGCAACATTGCTATACCTAATCTATCTCTATTTAAACCTATATCAATCGCAAGAATTCTTTTTTTATCTAATCCAAATTGGGTTAGTTTTTTAATATCAAAATGGTCTATAATCCTGTCAGAAACATCATTTGTTATTTTCATATAATCTTTATCATATGTTTTTGTCAATGATAATGTCTTATTTATAAGACTTTTGTCTTTTAAAAATGATTTTGAATTTATAGTAGGTTTTCCTAAAACATCTTGGATACCTGTAATAACACTATTTTTAAATTCTTGTAAATGTTCTATAGGAACTTTATAAATTTTTGAAGGGTCTATTTCCATTGCCTTATTAAAGTCTTCATCAGTATGAATTATAAATGGGTCGGCATCATATGTTCCTATAAAAACTTGAAAAGTGTCCCCAGAATAATCTATTTTATGTTTTAAAACTTCAAATCTTGCGGGATTTACAAATTCAACACCAGATAAATCACCTTCAAAATTTTCTTTTAATTGTTCAGTTAAAGAACCATCTGTTTGAGCAGATGAAATAATATAATAATGACAGGGCCAAGTATTTCCTTTTAATAGAAACCTTGAATTGATTCTGTTTATCATTTCAGTAACCAATTCCATAGAACCACCCTTGACAACTTCCTGATTTATCTCATCAGAAACTGCGGCAATTACATCTCTACCGACTAATTGTCTTTTTCTTGAAACTGTTTTAATATCTAAACCTTTTTGAAATAAAGTTCTACCTGACTTATCAAAATGTTCCACAAAAAACGGACTTTCTCTGATGATTGCCATCATCGGGTCAAAATTTATACTCTCTGCTGCTTCTAATGAAGAATTTGTAAGCATATAGATAATTTTTGTGGTATTAGGTAAATTAAATGCTGCCTGAGGGTTTTTTAGATGTAAAATTCTACAAATATCATATAATAAAGCATAAGTTGAAATTTTTGTATTATGATGAATTTCCCCATTAGGTGTGAGATAAAGATTAGGTCTGTCAATGTTTATATCATAAACTATTTCTTCATCATTTAATTTTTCTTTTTTAACAATTTCTATATTTTCAATTTCGTTTTTATCATTTATAACATCTATAGATTCGGCGTCAATTGCTGAAATTTTTTTATTATTAGATATAATAGAGTGATTTTTAGACACCTTTAAGGTATTACCATTCGCAAGTATCAATTCAATAGTTTCATCTTTTTTAGTAACTAAAAAATTTATTTTACTTTTACCTGAAGGAGTTTTTATAAACATTTCAACAGGAGGTAAATGAGCAAATCCGTTTTTATTAAAATAATCATTATTTATATGTGCTATTTGAAATTTTTGGAATAATTTACCTATAGGAATTCTTATTTTCTTCAAAAATACTCCTTGTTTTTGAAGTATTTAATTTCCTAAGGTTTAAATGAATTCTCCTAAACCTCTTTTTGCTGTTCTAACTTCAATTATAGGTTTTTTATCAATCGGATTTAATGATAATAAAGGTTTTATAAATTTTTTAAATGCTACTAAAATATCACTCATAACATTTTCATCAATTTTAGGATTTAATAAGATTATAGTAGTGTTAAAATTACTTCTAATTTTCATAATACCTGGTATTCTTATAAATAGTTTATTTAAGTCTAATTTTAATGCTACTTGCTTTTTTATTTTTTTAGCAGTTTCTCTAACCACTTCAAAAAAAGGTGTAACTTTTATTTCTAATAATTTTTCCATTTTGTCTAAGAAGTATTTTTCAACTTTTTTAATAAAAATTTCAACCTTTGAAGATTTTATTTTTCCATCAAGAAAATTCATCCACTTGCCTTGTTTGAATATAACAAATTCACCTAATTTTTTAGAATAAAATCTCATCGAAGAATTAAAAACTTCAACCTTAAAACCCCATTTTTTAAAAACTTTACTTAGAGTGTCTAAAACAATTTTATAATCATCTTCTATTTTTAATTTATCAAATTTTAACATTTTCATAAGAGTTGTATCATCTATTCCTACTTGTTTAGAAAGTATTTTCAACTCATTTAAACCTATCATTTTTATTCCTTAATTTTTTTATAATTATACAAAAATAATTTTAGAAATTAACCTTTGTATAGTTATAAATGAAGAAGATTAAACAATATAATCTTCAAGACCAAATCTTTTAATATCTTCTTCACTCATTTCAATTTCAATTTCTTGTTCTTTTGCAAGACACTTTCCTACACCTGTAGCCCCAGATAAAATAATCATTTTAACATTCGGGTCATATTGATAAAAAGGTGTAGGGAACCATTCTTCAAGTTTGTTTTTCCAATAGGGGAATACTTTTGTTCCCTTATTTGTTTCTTCACCTAAATAATAAGGATTTTCCAAAAACTCTTTTATAGTTGGTGGAGTTTTTTCATATCCTAATTGTTTTGCTGCTTTGTCATAAACTTGTTTTAATGACATTTATTTATCCTTCCGTAGGTTTATTTCCTTCAACCAATTCATTAGAAACACTATCTACAATTTTTCTAATTTCATCCATATTGATGTCTTCGTTGCCACTTTTAATTGCCATTTTAAGAACTGCTTCACATAAAATCATAACATTTACAATATCTTTAACTGATGTCTCAGGTGTTTCAATTTTAAGTTGCTCTCCTACTTCAAATACAATTTTTTTACTCATTTCAATCCTTTATGTTTTATTTTTATAATTATATCAAAAAAATTTAAAAATATCAACCTTTTTATAAAAATTATAATAAATCATCTTCATCAAATTCAAGTGTTATTTTACTTGATTTTTTAAGTGAAGGTTCAATAATTTCTTCACCTAAAGCACCTTCAAGAATATCTTCTTTAGGTTCACCCATTAACTCATTTAAAAATTCATCTGTAGAATTATCAGGATTAACTTCACTATCATAAACCTCTTCCATATATTCACGATTTAATTCTTTTGAATTTTGTGTATGTATATCACTTTTTGTAATAGGAACGACAATTGCCTTTGTATAGATGTGCCCATATTCGTCATTATTAGAATATAAGTCAAAAACTCTATATAACTCATCTCCTGCTTCCATTTTGAATACTATCAATGAATTTATAGGAACATTTGCTAAATCGTCAAAATATATTGCTTTTTCATCTCCGTTTAATTCGTCAAAAAATCCCCCATAATGAGGTTTTGCTCCGTTAAAAACAAAAGGGGCAAGAAATTTTCCCTGCCAATCAGGTGTGTCATTATAAACTATTTCATCGTCATAACCACCTCTTCCGCTTTCATATTCTTTTGGATAATACATTTCTCCATCAATTCCGAAGATATTTGATAAAACACTTACAGCAGTTCTTCCTGCTATTCTTAAAGTTGGACTAAATAACATTTTTAAACACCTTAATCAAAATTTACAACTTCAATAACGCCAGGACATCCATCAGTTATTTCGTTTTCATCACTAAAATCAACATATAATAAAGGAGTTTTATCAAATGTATAAACAGGGTCTAAAACTTTATTGAAAAATAATAATGAATTTTCATATAATATATTATCACTAACATTTATTGATTTGCAAGAAGGATAATATACCGAAATATCAATAGGCACCTCCATAAATCTATCATAATAATACTTATTTGCTGCTTCAGGAACTGCTGGTAAATCTTCAGAATATTCTAATGGAATTTCATCATCAGGGCAATAACTAATAATTCCGTCTCCATCTGCTTCCAAATAAATAATTGTTCTTGAATAAAATGTTTCTTTTAATGCTTCGTTATTTACATAATCTTCAAAAATTTCCAGAGGTATTTTTTCAACGGATTCATTTATATTTCTAAAAATACCCATTTTAAACCCTTAGATTTCAACATTACTGAATAATGTTTGAGTAACTACATCATAGATTCCTATAATAGTTTCATTATTTTTTAAAAATAAACTACCACTTCTAAAAGTATCATCTTCTATTTCAATACCATTTTCTTTTGCAATTTTTTCAACTTCATCTTGAAGTAAAAATTTATTATATCTCATTTTATTTTTTAAAGTAAAGATTTGAGTTGTTATCCCACTATTTTGGAACATTCTTTGATTTTTCATTAACATTGATGTTATTGCTGACATAAATATCCTTTTCAATTATTTAATTTTTCATAGTGAATAAGAAATATTTGGCATTTTATTCATTCCTAAATATGTTTTATCATTCATATAAGTTGAAATTTTTTTGGATGCTATAAATTCAACTAATTTATAAAAATGTTTATTAAATTCTTTATGAAATTTTTTATTTCTTACTAACGGTTTTTTAGTTAAAGCAATACCTAAATTTTTCTTAGTTGTTTCATTTATAACCACAGCATTTTTGGTATTTAATACATAAGCAAAATAATACTTAAACGAAGGGTCTGATGAATACACTTTTACAGGATAAGTATCATAAATTTTTATGAATTTTTCTTTAAGTGATTTTTTATAAGGTATTTGTAAGATTTGAATGTATTTATATCTTTTAGTTTTTTTTGTTTTTTTATCAAAATGTGCTTTGCTTTCAACTAAAAAGTAAAAAGTAGCAAGTCCTTTAAATTCACTACCAGCAGAATCTATTTCAATAGACCATCCCTTGTATTCAATTTTACCCAATTCTCTTTTTCTTTGATTTATAGGAGTTTTAAACATTGTGTTTTTAGTTGCTTCTTTTAAATCTCTAATAGTCAATGATGATTGCACATAACTCATTGTTTTTCCTCATTTATTTTTTCATAAATTTTTATAATTTTATCAATTTTTGTATCAATTTCGTGAAAATTACCTGATAAATCTTGAAAAGCAATAATTTCATCATCAAAATCAGTAACAATTTTTTTTACTGATTTATTGAATGATTTCTTTAAGAGAAATTTTATTTCTTCTTCATTTAGTAGTATTCCGTTAAGTGTCAATTTTTACTCCTTTTAAATTTATTTAATTACATTGTATCAACAGCAGTCCATAAAATTTTCCATTTATTATTTTTAGCAACATTTAAAGCATCTCCAGGTTTATACTCTAAATATATTCTAAAACCATCTTTTGAGGAGTTATATATAGATGTGTATCCTACTGCTTGCCAATTTCCTGAATTTCCTTGTAATGATGTGAAATACTTTACATTATCCGAAAATCCAAATTCAGAAGTATCAATATCCATATATAATGAAGTGTCAGAATTATATTCCTTCCATTCATCATTTTCACCTGTTTCAATTCTTGTAACATTATTTGAAATAATACCTCTATTATCTTTCATATCCACTAATGAAATATATTCAACCCCGATATAATTATCTGTCAAAACATTACTAACAATTTCAATCTTATCATTTCCGTTAGCAACAAATTTTATTCTTATTATTGATGTTGTAAAATAATCATTATTGAATTTCTTATAAGCATCGGCATTTTCATTTTTTTCAAGACCTTCTATTGATAATATATTTTTTTGAATATGATATAAATTTTCTTTTGTATAGTTATAATTTAATGAACTTAAATTTTTTGTATCTGCTAAACTTAAAGTATCTCCAAAAAACTTTTCGCCATTTATTAAAACTTTGAAAACATCAGTAACCTTAGTTTCATTATTCGTAAAATGAACTTTTAAATCAAGTGTATAAATGTTTCCTTTAATTAAATTTTTTTCAAGAGTTATTGTATTATTTTTCATAATTAAAGCATTGAAATTTTTAGAAATTATTTCTTGATTTTTAATTGTATTTGAAATATCCCAATTACCTACATAATTATCTGAGATAATCTCATAATCTATTTTTTCAATTTTTAAATCTTTTAAGAATAAGTTTTCATTATTGAAAACTTCATTTAACCCATTATAAAAATACATTTCTTGTTCTTTATCAAGCAATAATTCATAATTAAATGAGCATAATAAATCATTTCCAGATGATAACATTTTAACATAATTACTTAAATTAAATCCGGCATCTGAAAAAATTGCCCAAGGAACATTATAAGATAAATTTTTATCATTATAACCACCATATTTGCCTGTATCTTCATATAATTTTAAATCATTTAATTTAATCCCAAAAATTTCAGAATCCCAACTACCTGATAATATATAATCAAAAGATAATTTATAGTATTCTCTTTTATAAGGTTTAAAATTTATAAATGATTTACCGTAATTATCATCTCCGTTTTCATATCTTTTGGGCAAATTAAAAAATGTTTGTCCTGAATAATATAACATATTCGTTACAGGTAATTTTGAACTTGAATTATAAATATCAGTTTCAATTATTTCAGATACATCAGTTTTAAATTCTTTTAGAATTTTTTCATCATTTTCTAAATTTCTGAAAAAGATATCATAATAAGCGACAGGACTATTTGTCCATAATTCTAAAATACTATTTCCTGAATTTGGAATATCAACCGTAAAAATATACCATCTATATTTTTGTGAAGGTGTTCCATTTGCTGTTATTTCTGTTTTTTTATAGTTACTTTTTCTTTTCACAACAAGGTAATTGACATATGAATATGAGGAATTGCCATCATTATACCATTTTACATTTCCATACTCGTCATAATCTATTCTCAAATAAGCACCAGCAGTATAATCCCCATTAGGCTCTGAAACATTTGTTAAATCGCTTGCCCACCAACAAGGTGACCCGTCTTTAACTCTCCATCCATCTTTGCCCATTTTATCTGAATTTAACGGTTTGTATGATGAATTCACTGCTCTTGTATTATAAATACCTAAAGGCCCCATCAAACCAGGTTTACCTATTGAGTTTAAATAATCTTTTGCTTTATCAAATTCATCTTTACTTCTTGGGCAAAATAATTCCCAACCATCATCTAATAAATCTTGTGAAATTTCATCAGTATAATATCTTAAAGTATTGCCATTTTCTACAAGTTTGAACTCATCAATATCATCAGGACCCATTGAAGTATTTGAAAAAATATCAACAACTGAACATCCGTTCTTTAAAGTTGCTGTCATTCTTTCAGTCCCTTCAAAATCATATGTTAAAATACCTACTTCATATTTACCTTGTTTTAATCTTGGAATTTCAAAAATTGCCGTATTGTTATTTGTATAGTATCTATAAGCAGGGGCATCCCCAACATTTGAAGTTGAAAAGTGATTGTTATTGTAATAAGGGTAATTACCTTTATACATATCGCATTCACTTCTCGCTTGGAAACTTGAATTAAAATCCTCAATATCTGAAACTTCTACATAAGCAGCATTCGGAAAATGATTATAAGGTTCAATAATATCTCCGTCTTTGTAAATTTTTAAGTTTGCTAAACCTTTTCTGTCACCTTGATAATTGTATAATTTTACATCAATATAAGGTTCTGTTTCAGGCATTTCATCTAATAGAAAAGACAAGTCTTTTCTAAAAGTATAATTTGCCCACCCACTTGTGCTTGTAGATGTGTTTAATTGAATATACTCACCTGTTTTAGTGTTATATAATCTTATATAAGTTGTCGTTTCCGTATCACGCTGTGAAAATTGAATAACAGATGTTTCACATAATGCTCTTCTCGGAACTTTTATAATGATTGAAGTATTGCTACTTAAAATAGTCCCATCGTGAATGAAAGCATTATTAGGTTTATAATGTCCAAAATGATTGTTTAATTCAATAATTTTCTTAACTATTTCATCTGTTACTGGATGAATAAATGACTCTAATTTATCAGATAAATACTCGCATTTTTCATTTATTTCATCTTCAAAATCTTGTTCTTTTTGTTCTAATTCAGATTCATCATTTTCAACTTTTGATAATTTGTCGTCAAAATCTAAAATTGTATCGTCAATTTTTTTATTTATTTCATCAATTTTATCTAAATAAGATTGTAAAGTATCTAAATCAGCGAAATTATTGACATAAGCAATAATCCTATCGTATTCATTTTGAATATCATCTAATAATTTTTCATAATCATTTAATACTGAATCTATAGATTCAACATCAAGATTTTTTATATTATCAAGATATATTAAAATTTTATCAAAAATATCTTTTATAGTGTTATCGTTTTTATCATAATAAAGGAGTGCCTCAGCAGGCACCTTGTCGTCAGTATCTCTATTATAAATATAATCTGTTTTTATAGGCATTTATTGTCCTTCATTTTTATAAAAATCTAAGATTTGAATCCTACAATTGATTGAAGTTTAAATTTTTTTGAATTTTCTAAATCTAATCCATCAATATACACTCTAAAACCATAAGTTCTAGGATATACATTATTTGGAGTAATATAGATAACATCATCTGTTTCAGAATTTAAAGATAATAATACTTTATAAGAATCATCAATTTCATAATTAACATCTATATAAACTGATGTGTCATTATAATATCTCCACTCGTCTGAAACAATGCAATTTATCTTATGTTCTGTTAAACTTTTGATATTATTAAATGAATCAATTTCATCGCTCATTTCATCAACTTTATTATTAACATAACCTTTAAAATTTTCCATTTTTTGGATTAAATCTGAAAATTTATTTTCTAACACTTCAAATCTATTGTTATAATCGTCTATAGAATCATCAATTTTTGTATCTTCAAGATTATCTATTTCAGATTTTAAAGTAGATTCATTTTCTTTAAAATTTTTTTCTAATTCATATCTTTCTTTATACTTATTTAAAACATCTTTAAGATTTCTATATTTATCAAAAATTATTTTAATTTTGCCAATAAAATCTAATTGTGATTGAATTAAAGGAATGTCTATATCACCTGATAATGTTTTAAAACCTTCATCATAGAACAATAAATCTGTTATATCTTTTGAATGCTGACTTAGGCAAGTGTCAATAGAATCCGTTCTAATCATAATTTAACCTTTATATTTAGGTAATAATTCTAATAATTCAATTGCTTTATCATCAGGTTGAATTGAATTTGAAATTTCTTCGTATGATTCATAAACTTCATCTACCCATTTAGATATTTTATTTGCTTCATCAGCATATATTTTAACATTTTTACAATATAATAGGTCAGATAAATCATCATAGTCAAAATGATTTAAAACTGCTCTGATATATTTTGAAACTTCATTAGAAAATTTTTCTTTTATTATTTTTATTTTTTCATTATCATTTTCTTTTTTTAACTTTTCACAAAAAACAAGACTATTATTTTCAACTTTATAATTATACCAATCTTCAGGTAAATTTTTAACTAAAATTGAAGGTTTGTCTTCTAATTTTTTTTCGCTTATTCCTGTAATAAAACCATCCTCATTAAAATAAATAACCATCACACAACCCCTTCAACTTTCCAACCAAGAATTTTAACAGATATAGAAGAAACTTGTGATAAATTTCTTGAAATCCCATCTGACAACCCTGCGATATATCCATATTTATCATTATTTTTGGTATAAACTTCAACATATAATTTTGAATCATCAAAACTCAAAAACATACCAGAAGAATTATCTCTTCTGTCGTCATCTGTATAACTTGAAAACACCCCAAATTGCATAATTTCACCTGAACTCCATTTCATATAACCTATAAAAAAAGCATTTCTCCCTAATGGATTTGTTATTGTTTTACCGCTCCTATCGACCGTAAACCACCCACTATCAAATGAAGGAGTTGTAATACCTCCGCTCATTTCTGATAATGTTTTAGGTGTTCCTCCATTATGAAAAATAAGTTCCGGAGAATCTATAATAACTGCTGCTTTTGATTTTAAAACTGCTACATCAGATGTGTTTCCTTGGGCATCGTTCTCAATGCCCATAATTATTGCTGAATTTTCATCTGAATCACCCCAATAGTTATAATCGTTATTGTCAGATTCATATCTTAAATAACCATAATCCGACCCTTCATTTGTGTCTGAATTAAATTTTAATTCAGTTTTTCCGTCTTTATTTTTAAAAGTCAGACCACCTGTTTCAAGATTTTTTGAATTATCAAAATAAGGTTCTAAATTATCATTTAGATTCTCTATATCACTTTTATTTTCAGCAATACCATCTGAATTTTCATCTATTTTATCATTCATATCTGAAATAGTTGAATCATAAGTGTCTTTAAAATCATCAAAAATTTTAGCATTCAATTTTAATTCATCTAATGAATTTATTTTATCTTCTAATTCTGAAACTTTATCATTTAATGCTGAATTGTCGTCAGAAGTTGAACTTATATCATTTTGAATCTCATTTATCAAATCTCTAATATCATTTAATTCTGTTTCAACTTCATTAAAATATTCTTCATCAGTTTTAACTTTTATAAATGTTTCTAATTCATCTATTTTTGATTCAATATCAGTTAAAGACATTGAAACATTAAAAACTTCATCTCCATTAACCTGATAGATTTTTTTTGTCTTGCCATCATAATATAACATTGATTTTAATTCGACTGTATGAAGACTATCACAAGTTTCTAATTCGCAAGTTTTTATAGACATCATAATCCTTTAATTTTTTCATAATAACTATCTAAATAATTTTGTATATAACTTTCTTTCTTTTTATATACTTCAAGATTTGATAATAGTTTATTTTTTTCATTGTAAGATTTTTTATTTTTTAAATCCTCAAATAATTTATCATAATCAAGTTTTAAATCCATGTGCAAAAGTTTTTCCATTGAAGATTCAAAATTATATTTTTCTTTTAATTCATCAATTTCATTTCTATTACTTGAAACTTTTTCATTTAATTCTAAAAAACTCTCATAAATAGTTTTCATTTTTTGCCTTTATTTTTAATTAAGATGTAACAAGGATTAAAATCCTGTTACATAAACTGAAATCATTTTACAATCTTTATAAACTTTTTTTGATTGTAAAGTGTCATTTTGCATCTCAGGAACTTCACCTTGTGAATCACCCATCCCATCCGAAGGCATCGTGCTACTTGATGTGCCATCACCTAATGGTAAGTCTCCTCCTCCAGAATTTGTAGAACTATCATCAACAGGGACATTATTGTCTGTTTCAGTTGATGAACTATCATCTGAAGGTGTCCCTTCTGTTTCATTTGTATTATCTAAAGGTATTTCATTTTCTTCCATAATTTATCCTTTTAATTTATAAATCAAGGTTTAAAAACCTTGATTTTCTTGACCCATTGTGCTATATGAATTATCTTGACTTATTAAAGTATTTTCAACACCTACATTCGCAACTTCAAACCCATCTTCATATAAAGGAGAATTTAATTTAGTTGTATAAATTTCACTTGCTTCCTCATTATCAAAATTACCATTTCCTGTAACCATAGGAATGTATCCATCTTTTATTTCGTCAATAAAGTAAATTCTATATTTACCTTCAGAAATTCTTTTAACACCCTTAACACCATAACCTTTTATGATTGAGCACCATCCGTCTTCATCATAATTTGTCCCGTCAAAAATTACGGCAATTTTATTAAACCTCATATCAGTTTTATCTGCCTTAACCTCATCAAGTCTTTTTTCTTCCGAAGTCGCTCTTGTTATTTCATTATTAAGTTTTTCATCAATTTCGTTTTCTTTAGAAGTTGCTCTATTAACTTCATCTGATAAATCTTCATTTAATTGATTTTCAACTCTTTGTGCTCTATCTGATTCTTCTTCAATTGAAACTCTTAACTTGTTTTCTTCGTCAATCGCTCTACTTCTTTCAACTGAAATTTCATTTGACAATTCATTTTCTCTTTGAGTTGCTCTAGAAGTTTCATTTGTAATTTTATCTTCTAAGTCATTTTCTTTAGAAGTTGCTCTATTGATTTCGTCGTCAAGTCTTTTATCAAGAACATTAACTTCATTTACTAATTCAGTTTCTTTAGAAGTTGCTCTATTAACTTCATTATTTAATTGGATTTGTAAATCTTCATCTTTTGTTTTTGCTCTATTGATTTCATCATAAAGTATTGATTTGATGTTTTCTTCTTCAGAAGTTGCTCTATTAACTTCATCATCTAATTTCTTTTCAATTAAATCTTCTTTAGAAGTTGCTCTATTGATTTCATCATCTATTTTAGAATTTAATCTTGAATCTTCATCAACACTTCTATTGATTTCATTTGATAATTTTTCA